TCAGGGCCGCTCGCTCACCCCGCCATCGTCACGCGACCGACGATGCACTAACTTCGAACCTGGGCCACCGAATGGGGGCAGGCCACCCGGCAGTCCGTCGTGGCCGTCCCGGCCGGGCACCCCGACCTTCGCGACGACGTATTCGATCGGCGCCACCGGCGGCGGCGCCTGACCGGCGGTCGACCGCGTGACGCGCTTGACCGTGACGCGGCGCTGGATGCTGGTGGAGACGATCTCAACCACGCTGGGAGATCCCCCGCTTCAGCTCCAGGTTGATGATGTGCGTGACCAGGTCCCGCCCACCGGACAGCGTCACCAGCACATCGCCGGAGTAATTCCCGGGCTGCATGACCTCGAACACCTCGCTCTCGGCCGCCGTCACCAGCTGCCGCTGCGCGGCGTCCACCGTCACCGGCAGCTCGATCCGGGCGCCGTTGGTGCTTACCAGCGTGCAGATCGCGGTGGCATCGGTCAGATCATTCATGTCGAGCGGCAGCACGAGGCTCCAGTCCTCGTTTGTCCGATGCACGACGTTGAGGATCAGGTAGTCGACAGCACTAGTAGCCATGATCTTCTCGAAGCTCGGTAAGTATATGGGCTTGAGCAGATCTTACTGCCAGTGATTAAGATCTAAGGAGCTTCGGCTGCCGGCCCCTGGTGACCAGACTTTCTGGCCGACGCCTTGACCCCGATGCCGGTGAAGCTCGCCGGGGTCGGCTCGGTGACCGTGTTCTCGGCGAACCTGAAGCTGAGCGTCCAGCTTTCGGCCTCGGACGGCACGACGTAATCGAGCCACGAGCACCAGCTGTAGGCCTTCGAGTACATGGTTGCGTCGCCGAGGGCGGAAGCCGGATCGGTCGGGATCGGCAAGACATACTTGTCACCGCCGAGCGGACCGAAGTCCTCCTCGAACGTCTGCTTGACCGGCATCCGTTGCCCGGACGAGGTGCGGATGGTGCGCTTCACCACCACATCGCACTGGTCCCGGCGGTCGACATGCTGCGCAAGCAGGATCGGATCACCCGGCTTGACCTCGGGCGTGAGATTGACGCGCTCGATCATCGAGAGCGGATAGCTCTTCTTCGAGATCTTCGTGCCCATCCAGCCGCCGCAGCCGCCGACGAGCGCGATGAACGTCCAGAACGCGACCCTATTCACCGTATGCCTCACGGCTTCACCATCTTCAGAGCGTTCAAAACCCAGCCCCAAACTTTCTGGAGCTGTTCTCCCGCCAGTACGACCGCCGCCAGACCGGCCAAGAAAGATGCCACTGACCATTTGATAACCCTCCCGATGCCAAAAAGGATGTTGATCAGCTTCAGGACAGTCTTGAGCCGAGCGAAATCTGTTGGCTCGAAGCGAACCAGAATGTTGATCCCCTGCTTGAGGTTGTGAGCCTCCTCATCGTCGATCCTAAGAAGGATCTCCTGCAGCAGGGGATGGACCTGATCGAACTCGATCCGCTGGGGCTGAGCCACCCGCGGTCCGAAGTGGCCGCCCGACAGCAACTCGACATCCGGCTCACGCTCGTGGTGAGGGACATCGGGCATGCTGCCGCGCTGGTAGCGCGACTTGCTCGCCACTGGACTAGCCCTTCTTGACCGGCTTCCCGGGCACGAGGGCTGCCGGCGCCGGGTGCTGGATGACGCCGGCCAGCTTCTCCTTGGTCTGCTGCCAGGCCGTCACGCCGGCCACGGCACCGGCCGGGATCAGCACGGTCGTGAGCGAGGCACCGAGGCCCGTGACCTGCGAGAGCGCGGTCGGGTCTTTGGTGACGATCGTGTTGATCGCAGCGGCCACGCACACGAAGCCGTAGCTGAGCGTGACCGCGCCGACGCAGTACATGTTGAATGGCCGCGCCCAGCGCTGGAACCGATCACCCGCGGTGATCTCGGCACGCAGCGACAGGTTCTCCTGCTCGATCTGGACCTGCTTGGTCTGCTCGACCAGGCTCTCCAGCTTCTCCTTGTTGTCCGCCTCGAACTGGACCGCGGCTGCCATGCCGGCCGGGGTCTGGAGGGTCGACGAGATGGCCTCGGGCGTCGTGTCCGGCGCACCGATGGCGCCAGCCAGCGAGCCGATCAGGTCGCCGGCGATGGCGCCCGGGACGCCACCGATCACTGTGCCGAGGATCGGCGCGCCGATCCGCATGAGCTGGCCAGCAACCGGGCCCCACTCCACGTTCTTCAGCCCATCGAAGTTCATGGCTCAGACCTTTGCTGCTTCGGCGAGGAAGGCGCTGGCGCGCTCCTGGTGGGCACGGATGAAGTGGAGGGCGACGAAGAGAGCGAGGCCGACTGCTGCGGCCGACACCCCGATGGCCAGCCAGTCGATGCCGGGCTGGGTGGCGGCCGTGACCACACCACCGCCGCCACCGGCTGCCGTGGTGGTGGCGACGGTGGTGCCGGTGGTGACCTTCTTCTGGGAGACGGCGGCCTCGCCCTTGAGGGCGGTGTTCACCGCCACCGGGCTCATGCCCACGGCAGCGAGCGCCATCTTCACCGCGGCGGCCTCGATGGTGCTGACCCGGGAGAGCCAGCCCTTGCCGAAGGTCTTGAAGGTGGAGAGGCCCTGGTAGAAGGACCGGCGCTGGACCGAGATCGCCTTGATGCGCGCCACCGCGTCGGCGATGGCCGCCGTGGCGGTCGCGAACTTCTTGCCCCGGCTCGGGCCGGAGTTCACCGAGCTATCGAAGATCGGCAGGTCGACGCCATCCGGGAGCGTATCGCAGCCGGCGGTGGTCCAGTATTTCGCACGGTAGATGTCGGCCGCCTGCGCCATCGTCAGGTTGGCGATGTCGAGCGTCGGGAACGACGAGGCCGCGATGCCGTACTTGGTGCCCTTCAGGACACCCTTGCCGACCTTGCCGCCGGTCCAGTTGCCGGGATCTTTGGAGTTCTTGGTGTAGCCGCCCTCACCCGCGAAGATGTACGGCAGGCACTTCTCCAGACGCTCAGCGCTTGAGGCCGGCATTGATCTTCTCCGGGTCAGCATCGCCAAAGACGGCGGCGTATTGGTCCCGGATCTGCTTCAGCAGCCACTCGCTGGTCGACTTACCAGAGAGCTTCGCCATGGCAGCCGCACGCAGTCGATCTGACTGCGTGCCGTAGGCCATGATTGCTTTCTCGCGGGGCATGCCCGGATATAGGCATGCGTGCTAGTAAACGGTATGGCCAGTCATAACTTTTATGAACTTTTACTGGGAAATCTCAAGAAGAAGTCCGAACTTATTCAAGATCTTCACCACGTCAGCCTCGGACCCGGCGTTCTCGATGTCGACGTTGGCCTGCATCCGAGCCAGTTCGAGGTCGGCCGACTGCTTGGCCATATCCGATATGGTCTGGGCCAGGACGACCGGCGCCACGTCGCGCATCGCCGCCTCGCCCTCGATCAGCGGCGAGCTGCCACCGGCCAGGACCTTCTCGGCCTCGGCGGCCTTCATCACGTACAGGGCGCGCAGCGTGGCCGGCGTGCCGTCGCTCTCGGCCTGCGCCACGAAGAAGCGCATCACCTGGTTCTTGGCCGCCTCGCGGATGGCGGTGAGATCGGGTCCGAAGATCACGGCGTCACCGTCAGCTGGTGGGTGCAGGGCAGGTTCGGGAACGCCTCGAACGAGATGAGGTAGTCGCCGGACACGGTGAACCCGACTTCCAGGTCGCCGCCCGGGTGATCGTGCGTGCCGCTCACCGGGCCCACGAACGTGACCCGGCAGGCCGGCACGTTCTCCAGCGTCGCCTCCTGGCGCACCGGCAGCGTGGGGCGGTCGAAGGTCTGAGCCAGGACCGGACGATCCTGGATCATGGGATCCCCGGATGACAGGTCGACGTAGCGGGTCGTCTTGAAGCCCACCGGATCCCAGCCGGCATCACCGAGCAACAGCCGCTCACCGCGCGCGAGCGCGTCCTCGGTGAAGCCGATCCCCTGCTTCACCACACCCGTGATGCGGCCGGTCTCGTCGTAGGTCGCAGCCTCGACAACGGTACTGTAGTCGCGCTGGTCGCTCACTTCGCTAGCTCCGTAACAGAGAGATAGACACCGCCTACGTTCTCGCCGTTGCTATCGCGTACTCGCAAGAGAAACGGCTTCTTCACCCCCGGAGCCCAGCTGAACACCAGAGTTGTAGGCATCATAAACAGCGAACTGCCACTGACGTTCGGCTGATAGAGGTACGAGAAGACGTTGACGATGCCTGCAATATTACCCCAGGCTTGACCGCCGTTGTCAGAGAAGTCGACGTACAGCTCGCCGTTCGAAGCCAGCGCCGGATGTGGCCGGCCGCCGTCGCCTCGCCGAAAGGCGAGGATCTGAAAGGCACTGGTCTCAGAACGCGCCTCGATACCGAGCTGTGCAATCGGCCCATCCGAGGTGGCCGACACGGTCTGGGAAACCGCCTTGCCAGCGATCTTGATCGTGTCGACCTGGAGGTCACCGATCTTGGCGTTGGTGATGGTGGCGTCGCGGATGAACGCGCCCTCGATCGTGGCTTCTTTATCGGTGACCTTCAGGACGTTCCGGCCCTGCCCGTCACGGACGGTGATGCCATAGGCGTCGTCGCCGTCGAACACCCCGACCTGACCGATCGAGACGTGCTCGATGCCGTTGGTTTTGCCGTAGACGCGGATCAGCTGGTTGGCGGCGTTCAGCTGGAAGCTGTTGCCCCCCAGGAAGATGAAGTCGGCCGTGATCGTGCCGGCGCCGATCTTGTCCGCGGTGATGGCCCCGGCCGCGATCTTCTCAGCCTGGATGGCGCCCGCCGCGATCTGCGCCGCCTGGATCGAGCCGGTCTGGATCCGGGTGCCGTCGATGATGGTGCCACCGACGAGCACCGACAGCCCGGTCACCCCCGACACGGTGGCGATCAGGATGCTCTCGGCATCGTTCGAGATGGCGGGCCAGTTGTCCTTGGCGAGCTGGAGCTTCCCAGTCTGGGCCTTGCTCCACCACACGTACCAGTAGCCAGCGTCGATGATCGCCGCCCCGGCCGGGATGTCGTACGCCTTGGGCGAGCCGTCGTCGGCCGTGACCAGGATCTGGCCGGCGGTCCAGCCGAACTTGTTGGTGAGCGCGCCGGCCGCGCCGCGCTCGGCGTAGAAGGACACGCCCACGAGCTGCACGCCCCGGGCACCGATCTTCAGGCTGTTGGCCGTGACCGAATTGGCCGAGAGCTTGCCGCCCTCGATCTTCGTGGTGTCGGAGCCCGACACCCACGAGGACAGCTTGGCCGAGCCGACCGTGATCTTGTCGGCCGTGATGGCGTCGGCGGCGAGCTGGTCGGTGGTGATCGAGTTGGCCTTGATCCGGTCGCCCTCGATCGTGCCGGCCTGGATCCGGTCACCCGTGATGGTGCCCTCGGCGATCTTCACCCCGGTGACCGCGCCATCGGCCAGCTGGGCGCCGCCGATCTGCGCGTTCACGGCGCCAGCCGGCGCGGTATAGCCGTCCGCCATCACGCCGGAGGTGGAGACCGAGCGCAGCCAGAACGTGCGGGTGCCGCCCACCGGCACCGTGCCGTCGTAGACGAAGGTGGATCCCTTCCCGACCTTGCGCATCACAGCGCCGCTGGGCGGGGCCTGGGCGGCCGACACGCGGTCGATCGACCACACCTCAATCCAGGCCAGGTCCTTGGCCACAGGGGCCGTCCAGCTCACCGTGACGCCCTGGTAGGTGCCGACCGCGGCGACCCCGGTCGGGTTGTCGGGCTTGGCCTTGCTCGCAGCCGTGGTGATGGTGGCCACCGACGACCAGTCGGACTGGCCGAGCCCGGACGCGGCGACGGCGCGGACCCGCACCTGGAGCGCGACGGCCGGCCGGAGCCCGTGCAGCTCGAAGGCCGGCTGGGCGCCGTCCGCGACGCTGTAGGGGAACTCCAGGAAGCTGCCGCCATCCTGCGCCACCGCCACCGTGTAGCGGCCGGCGAAGTTGCCGGTCGTGTTGGACCAGGTGGCGCGCAGGACAGCCGTGAGGGTGCCGTCCGCTGCGATCTCGGCGTCGGTCGTGAGCACGGGCTTGGTCGGCAGCGGCGGGGGCGTGCCGTCGAACAGGGTGACGGTGGCCTTGGCGGCGATCTCCGGCCCGATGTTCAGCCCGGTCTTTCCGTAGGCGTCGTAGCCCGCGATGCGGATGAAGTAGGTCGTCTCCGGCACCGCCGGCAGGGCGACCGACGTGTTCGGGCCGTCGTAGGCCGGGGGCACCACGAGCGGGTCGTAGCCGGTGCCGGTCTCCATCCAGATGAGCACGCCCGCGAAATCGCCGGCCGGTGCGTCGTAGGAGATGAAGATCGTCTCGGAGATCGTGTCGATCACCGGGGTGATCCGGGCCGGCGCCGGGTGGGTCACCGACACAGTGACCGGCTCCGACAGCTGGCCGGTCGTGTCCCGGGCCCGCACGCGCACGGTGAAGGCGCGCAGCGCCGCGCCGTTCTCGGCCAGGTTCTGGGCGAGCGTGTAGGAGAACTGGGGCAGGCCGGGCACGGCTTCGCTGTGGACCAGCAGGCCGGCCGGGCTCAGCACCTCGACCAGGTGGTCCTTCAGCATGGGGTCGGTCGAGGGCGTCCAGGCGAAGCGCGGGTTGACCGCCCGGAACAGCGGGGCTTCGGCCTCGTCGACCAGCACCAGGTCCGCGGGCGGGACCACCGAGCGCACCGTGGTGGTGTCGGCCACGGTGTACTGCACCGTCACCGGGGCGCTCTCGGTCCTGCCGTCCAGGCTCACCGCCGTGATGGCGATCGAGTAGACGGCGGCCAGCGGCGACACGATCCGGGTGGACGGCTCGGCGGGCTCAGCCAGCACGGTGGCCGGCTGGCCGTTGATCGACTGCCGGACCCGGTAGCCCTTGATGAGCTTGGTGTCGCTCTCCTCCCAGGTCACGTTCAGGCTGAACGTCCCGTCCGGCGCGAGGTCGGGCGTCACCCGGGCCTCGGTGACCGGGAAGACGTAGTTCGAGGGGGTGCCGGTCTGGAGGCCGGTGAGGTCCCGCAGCTCGACGGCGCCGTCCACGAAGGCCCACTTCAGCCGGTTCACCTCGATCGCGGTGATGTCGAGCTGGTCCGGCTCGTCGGCCTGGCTGATCGAGGTGATGCGGAACGCCTTCGGCGCACCGATGGAGAACACGGCGTATTCCGGCAGCTCGTCGGCAAGCGGCTGGGCAAGCACCAGCTCGCTCTGCAGGCCTGGCTGGGCCACGGTGAGCTGGTAGGTCACGACGCGCAGGCCGCCGCCGTCCGCCGCCAGGGTGAATTGGGCGGCGTAGTCGACCCCGGCTTCGAGGTAGATCTGGTCGCGCAGGGGTAGCCGCGTGGTGCCGGCCGGCAGCGCGTCGGGATTGCGCACGCGCCCGGAGATGACGTTGGTGGACTGGTCGTCGGCGACCAGGATCACCTGGAACGGCTGGAGGTAGCGGCCGAGCCGGTTCGTCTTGAAGTTGACGATGATTTTCTCGGTCAGCGAGGTGGCCAGCCGCAGCCGGCCGCGCTTCACCGCCTCGGCGGCATCGCGGCAGCCGACCGCCACGAACTCCTCGGGGTTCCGGCCCTGCACGTCGATGGCGTTCTGGTCCCAGACCCGGACCCGATCCTCGCGGTACTCCAGCTGCGGGTTCTTGAACGAGACCTTGAAGTCGTTCTTGCGTTCGGTGATGTCGGTGAAGCTGTAGTTGAAGCTCCCCTCGATCGTGTTCTCGGGCGCGAAGATCGCCACCGCCTGCTGGTCGTCGGCATCCCAGATCACGGTCGAGTAGCCGTCGCCCCGGTCGACGTACCGACCGCCGGCGATGCCCACGACGTAGTTGATCAGCTCGTTCAGCGACCGAGCTTCCGAGATGTATTCGTTGAACCGGAAGCCGTGCAGCGAGCAGTGCTTACCGAACTCATAGTAGTCCCACTGGTCCGGGACCTCGGGATAGTAGGCGTTCTTGCCGTAGCGGCTGTTCTTGATCAGGTTGTAGGCGTGCCACCCCGGGTTGTTGGTGTAGGCCATCTTGAACGTGCCGTCCCACAGCCCCGGGAACTCGGACAGCTGGGTGTCCTCGTTGAAGACGTGGTTCGACGGCACCGGGATGATGACGCCCCGGTAGATGCCGGTGAACTCCGGCAGGGAGGTGAAGGTGTCGGTGGCGCGGATCGTCAGCCAGGCGAGCGCCAGGTCCGGGAAGCTGTAGACCTGGGCCACGACCTCCTGGATGCTCTCGAAGGTGACATCCTTGAAATTGTCCTTGGTCGAGGGCGGATCGAGCCGGGTGACGCGCACGTCGTAGGGCTCGTTGATCCGCGCGACCGGGATCCGGTACTCCTTCGGGTAGTTCGAGCGCGTCAGGCCGGAGATGACCACGTTGCCGGGGGCAGCCACGGGCGTGTCCGGGAAGGTCTGCGTGCCGACCCAGCTGGTGTCGTTGAACGAGTAGACGATCTCGCCGCTCTCGGGCGTGAGCAGCCAGTCGAACGACGTGATGCTGCCAGCCGGCGGCGCGGCGCCGGCCGGGGAGAACCAGGCGCGCCGGGGATCGCCGACGTGGTCGACCCAGCTCCACACCCAGAAGCCGTCGATGATCGAGTTGGTCAGGCCGTTCGGGACCTGCCAGGCTGCGCCGTCCCAGATCCGCGGCGCCCAGTGGGCGTCGGTGGTGATGAACCACATCGCCCCCTGCTCATTGGCCTGGAGCGGCGGATCGGTGTCGGGCGCGAGGTAGGTCTCGTGCAGAGCGGCGTTCACCAGCGACCCGGCCGTGGCCGTGCCGGGCCGGTAGTTCGAGGCGCCCGAGGTGTCGGGCGGCGGCGCCGGCTGGTTGTCGAACGGGATCTGCCACACCGCGGACGAGCGCGGCTTGATCTCCAGCTTGAGCGTCATGCCGTTGGCGAACTCGCCCCCGGTCGTGCTCACGACCAGCAGCCGGTTCACCACGAACCGGATGTCGATGTAGTCGATCTGGGTCTTGTCGCCCTGCGCGACGATGCTCTGGTTCTCGGTGCGCAGCGGCAGCCCGACGTTCTTCGACGAGGCGAAGCCACCGAGGTTCGGCCGGATGCTGTCGGCGGGGTTGGTCCCCTTCAGCATCCGCAGCTCGAAGTTGGAGATGTTCGGGGTGCCGGTGCCCTTATCGAGCAGCGGCACGTCGCCGACGTAGAAGCTCGACGCGCCGTCCTTCAGGCCCTGGATCGGGCCCTCGGACAAGGCGAGCACCAGCTCGACGGTGTCGGCGCCGAACAGGTTGTCGTCATAGCGGGTGGCGGACTTCGGCTGCGACGACGCGCTCTTCCGGCCCTTCAGAGGCAGGGCCATCAGATGCCTCCGGTGTCGACGGCGTCGATCTGGAACGACAGGTACTGGCCGCCGATCTTGTCCTCGCCGCAGAGGATCGGGATGCGGGTGCCGATGTCGACGGTGTTGTGCGGCGTGCCCAGGTAGTGGCTCTTCTTCTCCACCTGGTCCTTGTTGTCCCGCTTGGGCGTGTTGAACATCTGCAGGATGCCCCCGAGCACCATCATGATGCCGAGCTTCAGCAGGATCGGCGCGAACACCTGGCCGACGCCCGGGATGAACGAGGCGGCCACCAGCACGGCGCCGATCAGCACCTGGAAGAAGCCGCCGTTCTTGCCGCCGTTGAGCTGCGGGAAGACGTGCAGGTCCTGGCTCTGGGTCGGGGCGATCAGGTCCTCGACGGTCTCGTGACCGGCGACCTTGATGCGCAGCGGGCCGGTGGCGGCGTTACCGCGGAGCCCCGGCAGCTGGCGCGTCACCGCCTTGACCGCCTCGGCGACGGTTGCGGCGTGGACCACGATCGGCTCGGGGTGGATGCTCTTCAGGCTTCCGTGGAGATGGATGCGTCGCAGCACGGATGACCTGCCCCTTGTTCACGACGTAGCAGGCGACGCCGTCCGATCCGACAATATAGTGCGTGAGGTCTGGGTAGTTCAAGAAACTGACAAGATCATCTCGGGTGAGATTACTATCGGTTCCGGTGTGGGTGTGCCAGGATCCGACCGCGAGATCTTCGTGCAACAGGAGATCTTCTCCCGAGATGTCGAAACCATTGGCCGGGTCGTGGCACTGGTTCACCACCTCGACCACCGAGCCGTCCGTCAGGACGAAGCCGCAGCGCTCCGGGGCGTCCAGGTCATCGACGAAGCGGGCAGCCATATCGGCTATGGTCAGCTCAGACATCGAGCCGCCCCTGCCGGGCCTCTTCGAGCTGGTCGCGGACGCGCTGCGGGACCAGGTCCCAGGCGTCGATCTCGGTCTCCTGCACCAGTTTGGCGCCATCGACCTCGGGGTGCCGGAGCACGGCGACGGTGGTGTCGCGGAACAGGGGCCGGTTGTAGCTCTCGATGGTGGAGACTTGGCCGGCCAGGTGGTGGAGGATCATCTCACCTGGCAGCAGGATCGCGCCGTGGTTGGCGACCGGCGAGCGGATCGCCATCAGGATCACGTCGCCCGGCAGGCGGTTGCGTGGGTGTCCGGTGAACAGCCCGAACCCGACCTCGTGGTAGAGGTCGAGATATAGGTTAAGCGTCTTGCCCTCGGCGTCTGGCTCCCACCAATCATTCGGGCGTGCGACATCCGGCACCTGGATGCCGAAGTTCGTCGCGTAGAACTCGCGCATCAGGGAGAAGCAGTCATGCTCCCCGTGCTTGAATTTCCGACCCAGGAGGCCTGCCGTCTGCATGCCTCGAATATGGTACGAAACGTACCTGACTGCTAGTGGTTATCGCGGGGTGTCGCATGCCCTCCCGCGATAACGTCGGGACTTATGACTTCAGTTTCTCAGACAAGTTCGTTACCAGCGGTTCCAATTCGACCTTTGAGTTCTGAACGTAGATCGAGCACAGGCCGCGCCGGACGATAATCTCAGATATAAATCCAAGTTTTTCTCCAAGTTTCGCGAAATACAGATGATGATCGGTCGTGTCTAGAGATACTGATTGAAGGGCTTTGACAATTTTGTCTTGCGCTATGGATGGACATTGACAGCGCTGTTGCACCAATGCTGCTACCTGATCCGCGTTATCAAGAATATAGCCAAACACAATTGCCTCTGGTGCGCCCGGCGGCAACTCTAGAACGTAGTCGTTGGGCTCTGCCAAAGCGGGATTGTCTCCATCGATCACGGCAACGGCCTTAGTGCTTATTGTGGGATTGGCATTGTGAAATTTAAGCACTTCGACAACGTACGGAAAACCACCGGCCTTATGAATTTCTACCTGGTCCAATAAGTCCGGTGAGTATTGCCTAAGAATTTCAGTGCACAGATCCTTCGCAAAATCGTCTTCTACGAATATGGCCCGGTCTTTGGTTACTGTTCCAGTCAAAGCGCGTAGGCTCTCGATCGTCAGTTTGCCCTGATACGCTACGCCATCAATACACCCCCAAATTGCTTTGGGTGGCAAGACGTCAAGCGCGTACTCCGAGTGTGTCGTGAAGATAATCTGGGCCTTTTTCCTCTTCGCAACGTCAAATAAATACTCCACCATCTTACGCGTTGCCAGAGGATGAAGGCCGTTTTCGATTTCTTCTATAAGTATCAAGGCGTTGTCTGAAGCTTCCTCAAGCTTCGTAACCATGTCAATAATTGAAGCTTCCCCTGCGCCAAAATGAAATTGAGAATAATCGTTCAGGCGCTTGACGCCGACAAAGATAGATCTACTGGGATCGCTCTTTAATGATATTCTCTCATAACCGGAGGCGTCTTTTCCAAGGATACGGCCGACATGCTGTAGAACGCTTGGTTTGATTGCGTTCACTTTCACATCGGTGCGCTGGGCTAAGCCAATAAATTGTTTGAACCTTGGCTGCTCGTTCGCTGGGACAGTCCGTTGGATTGGAATGACGATGACCTGACGATCAGGTATGCCATCTCTTCGCCATTTGGCTGCGACGAAGCGAGCGTTTCTAGTAAAAATGCCTGCTTTATGCTCTTTACGGTCGACTATATCATAGTCAATCCGCCAGTTTGCCATACTGTTGTCGCCAATATTGGATTTTGGAAAGAACGATCCGGGCTTTACAGAGTGATAAGCTATTGCTGCGGCGCCAAGAACAGTAGATTTTCCACCGCCGTTCGTTCCAATAATTGCCGTTATTGGAAAATCAAAATTGATAGTTTGATTGTCGAAGCTCCTTACATTCGACATTCGAATGGTCGGGAGATATTTTTCATAAGATAGCTTTTTTACTCGCTCTTCTAAACTGTCGATGTCGGATTTCCGAACGTCCAAGGCGCTTCTCCCATTTTTTGGGAAGGTTAGCACCCCTTCACTGCTCTTGCTACTATCCATGGTTGAGAGATCGGAGCCCTTATAACGTCACGAACGGGAAGCCTTCGTTCGGCAGGAACATGCGTGCGGGGATCAGCTGGTCGGGGCCATCCGACAGGGCGCGCAGCTCGAACGAGATGCTCTGGCCTGAGATGAGATCTTTCACCCGACCGATGAAGAACAGCTCGTCGTTCGAGATTACGACGCCCTGCTTCAGGTGGTGACGCAGAACCGTGGAGCGCTTCACGATGGCGCCGTCGAACATGCCCTTGAAGGCAGCATCGTTGAAGATGCCCACTGCATTCATCAGGCGCAGCGTCGGCCGGCTCTTCTCCTCCTCGGACGAGCGCTGCCAGCCGGAGAACTGCACGGCCAGGTGGTCCCAGGTCTTGCCGTTCCACTGGGTGGTCGAGCCCATGGGGCCGTCGCGGAAGCGCAGCGCCGCGGTGGCGCCGGCCGGCACGTTCTTCAGGGTGATCTCGTAGAGGATCACCTCGCCGTCAGCGGTGAGCTTCAGGCCCTCGTCGATATGGGAGACGGGTACGGTCACGGCTGCACCAGCATTTCGAGGTCGAAGGCTTCCATCTGGAAGACGCGCCAGCTCTTCCCGGCCACCACCCGGCCGCCGATCTCACCCGGGCTGGTCTTGATCGGCTTCGGCACCACGAGCGGCTTGTTGAACCGGCAGATGATCTGCCCGAGCCGGGTGTGCTGCACGTAGAACGGCAGGTACATCCGGTGCTCCTTGTAGAAGTCCTCCAGGGCGTGGATGTTCAGCTGGGGCTCGACCGTGGGATCGGGCGGCGCGCCGAACCGCTCCTGGTAGGCGAACATGGCCGGGAAGTTCAGGTGCAGGATCACCTCGTCCGGGCCGGTGGGCGCCGACGCGAAGCGGTAGCCCCGGCCGAACTTGACCGTGGCGCCGGCGGGGTACTCGTCCTGGGGCGTCGAGAAGGGGAAGTCGAAGGTCTTCAGTGCCATCTCAGCCTCGCGCGCTCACGCTCTTGATCAGCTGCCGGATCGCGCCGCCCCGCTGGATGTTGTCGCCGATCATGTGGACCACGTCGTTGGCGCTCGGGGGCGGGACCTGCTCGCGGTCGACGACGTAGACGTTCGACTGGGCCGAGGCCCCGCCGAAGCGCTGGCCGGCATCGACCTTCGGCGCCCGGTTCACCATGGCGCCGCCCAGCGCGTTCACCTGGTCAAGGTTCTCCCGGCCGATCGCGTCCACCGCGGAGCGCCGCAGCAGGTACTCGCCCGGCTGGGCCAGGATCGGCTTGCTGTCGCGCATCGACAGGGCCGCGTCCGTGCCCGGCACGCCACCGCCACCGGCCATGCGGATCGGGCCGCCGTGGTACATGCCGAACAGCGCCGGGATGCCAGAGAGGATGCCACCACCACCGCCCGTGCCGCCCGTGAACAGCGACTGGAAGATCGAGTTGGTCAGGCTCTTCGAGATCTGGCTCATCAGCCCCGACAGGATCGAGGTCGCGAACGACTTAAGGGCATCGCCGGCCTTCATCGACCCGTTGAACAGGTTGGTGAAGAAGTTGTCGAAGGCCCCGCCGATCACCCCAAGGCTCTCGGTCATGGTCTTCTGAGCCTGGACGACCGGGTCGACGACCTGGCCTTTGAAGTCGAGGATGCCCCGCTGCTTCAGGAAGCTGTCGGTGGCGCCCGAGGCCGCCTCGCCGAATGACTTCCCGGTCGCCGCCTGCTGGCGGGACAGGTTCATCGTCGGCTCCAGGACCTTGTTACGCTCGCGCAGCTCCAGGATCCGGCGCTGGACCTCGACGCCGTCGCGATCGACATCGAGCCCGGCGTCCTTCATCTCCTTGAGGGGCTGTTCCAGCGCGACGATGCGCGCCTGGTTCGCCTCGTAAGTGCCCTGCAGCTCCTTCTGCTTCTCCAGCTCGTTGATCTCGTCACGCAGGACGTTGAGCCGCTCGGTGTTGCCGGCGCGGCCCTCGTTCTCAGGGCGCTCCAGCTCCTTCTGCTCGGCCTTGAGCTGGTTGAGCTTGTCCTCGTAGGCCTTAAGGCTGTCCTTCCCAACCGTCTCAGCGGTGGTCAGGCCCTGCTGCTGGAACAGGCCGGCGAAGCGCTTCCGGGTGGCGTCGCCCTGCGCGGCGCGCGCGTCGTCGTCGAGGCCGGTCTTGTTGCCGTCCTCCTTCTTCGCGGTCTCCAGGAGCTGGCGCAGCGTGCCGAAGGCGTCCTTGGACGCGCTCATCGCAGCCGCCGGGTCCTGGGCGCGGCGCACCGCCTCCAGCTGGGTGTCGTAGGTCTCGGACAGGGCCTTGTCCGTACGCTTCAGCTCGGCCAGTTCGCGCACCCGCTCGTTGGCCTGGGCCTTCCGCTCGTTCTCGGCCTTCAGGCGCTCGGCCTCCGACGCGGTCTTGTCGTCGGCGAGCGTCCGCATCCGGTCGGTCTCGTCCTTCCCGGTGGTGCCGAACGGGTTGCCGACCAACGCCTGGGCCGAGCGGAACTTCCGCTGGATCAGGGCGATGAACTCGTCGGCCGCCATGTCGGCGCGGCCACCGTTGCCGGTGATCGCCGAGCGCGCGGCATCGGCATTGCCACCGTAGGCCCCGGTCAGCGCATCGAGCGCCGAGCCCGAGCCGGCGCGCAGCAGCGCCATCGAGCCGGCCGCGCCCTGCTGGTGCATCAGGTACAGCTCTTCCGGGGTCGCCTCCCGGCCCATGTTCGAGCGGAACGAGCCGGCGTTGCGATCGGTGAAGGTCTGGAACGCCTTGATCTGGGCCGTGATGTCGGTGTCGACATCCCGGGTGCCGTACATGTTCTGCCAGGTCTTGGGCATGAACTGGAACAGGCCGGCGGCGCCGGCCGACGACTTCCGGGCACCCGACAGCACGTCGGGCGCGTAGCCGCTCTCGATCTGGCCGGAGGCCAGCGCGTAGCGGATCCGGTCCTCGCTCGCGCCCGAGGCCTTCAGCTGGTCGACGATGGCCTGCTGCGCCGAGCCCCGGTCGAACGACACGGTGGGGCCGAGCGTGGTCGGAAGCTTGGTGTCGATCTTGTCCGCGTTGAGCTTGTTGATGCCCTGGCCGATCCGGGCGACCTCGCCGAGCAGCCGGTTGATCTCCTGGACAGCCGCGCGCATCGCCTCGGGGGTCGAGCGCGCGTCATCCCGGACCTTCTCCAGGCCCTTGATCTGTTCCTGCAGCAAGTCCTTCCGCTCGGTCGCCCGGTCCACCTGGAACGACAGCATCTGGACCTGGACCCGGCGGTGCAGCTCGGCATAGCTGACGGCGAGCTTGTTCAGGTCGGCCTGGCCCTTCTCCTTCAGCTCGGCCGCCTTGTCCTGCAGCTCGGGCGAGTTGGCGATGAGCTGGTCGGCGTTCGGGCCGAGGTCGATCTTGAACAGGGCCTCCCGAGCCTTGTTGATGATCTCCTGGTTGTGGACGGCGACACCCTGCAGGTCGGTCACCCGGTCCGGGTCGGTCGCGGTCGAGCCCTGGCGCTGCAGCAGCTCCATCTGCGACTGGGCCGTGCGGATCTGCTGGTTCAGGTCGGCCTTGGCGTCGCCGGAGGCCGTCTTGAAGCGCTCACGGATCTCCTTCGACGTGCCCTTCAACAGGATGTTGAAGCTGTCGATGATGCCGTCGTAGGCCTCCTTGACCACCTTCGGATCTACGCCCTCGGCGAGGGCCGCGCGCTTGGCCTCCTCGACCTTGGCGAGCTGGTCGCGCACCTGGTCGTCTGTGGAGCGAGCAGCGTCCTGCATCGCCTCGTAGCCGCCGTAGCCCCGCCGGCTACGGCCGGCCGCGGTGACGGCGGTGTCATGGTCGCGGTAGATGTTGTCGCGCGCGTTCTCGAAGCCGGCGTAGACGGGCGTGGCCTTGAGCTGGGCGACCTGCAGCTCGCGGTTCACCCGCTCAGCTTCGACCGTGACGGCCTGCTGCTGCTGGACCGAGCTGACCTTGTCCCCGAAATCCTTGATCGCCTTCTGGACGCCCTCGATCTGAGCATCGAGCCCGGCCAGCATCGTCTTGCGGTCGCTCTCCGACAGGGAGTTGTCCACGTCCACGTCGGTGCGGGAGCGGCGCAGGTTCAGCAGCGTGCTGTACATTTCGGCCGAGACCGACGCCGTCTGCCGGCGCACGTCGGTCGTGTCGATCTTGGTCTTGCCCGACATGATGTCGGCAGCCCGTTCGAACTCCGGCCCGAGCGCGCGCATGCGCTCCAGCGGATCGACATTCTCGATCGTGGGCGTGCCGTACTCGCTGACCGCAGTGACGGCGGGCGCGACCCGGCTCTTCGCCTCGCGCGCCGCCTCCAGCTTCGCGAGCTGGTCCATCTTCTCCGTGATGGCGACGAGCTGCTGGGTGAGCAGCCCAGACGCCTGCTGGTTCAGCTCGCCGCGCAGCTTCTGCAGCGCCTCGATCAGACCGTCGACCGACGTGGCGTTGCTGTCGACGACCAGGCCGAGATCCGCGAAGGCCTTCTGAGCTTCGATGATCGCGGTCTGCCGTCCGACCTCGTTGCCCTTCTCGTTCAGCTTCGCCCGCCGGTCGATGAGGCCAGTGATGGTGGTGTCGAGGCTCCCCGAGGTCTGCCGCAGGGTCTGCTGCTCGCTGGTGAGTTCGTTGGTGACCTTCTTCAACTCGTCGAGCCGCACCGCCGCCTTGGCGGCGTCGTCCTGGATCTTCGACAGCCAGTAGGCGAAGGCAGCGATGCCGCCGATCGCTACCGCACCGATGCCCACCGGGCCGGTGAGGAGAGCGGAGATCGAGCCGAGGGAGGTCAGTCCACCGATCAGGCTGCCGATCTTGATCGCCGCCGCGCTCGCGGCGATGGCCGCAACACCACTGGCGATGGTCGGCAGGACCGGGCCAAGGGCGGTCAGGCCCGAGGCGAACGAGGCCAGGTTGCCGATAGCCGCCGTCAGCACGGTGACGAACGGGTGGAAGCCCGTGTCCACCACCGCGAACAGGCTGTTCTTCAGCCTCTGGAAGGTGGCAGACAGGCTCTCGTTCGCCGTGCTGGCGCTCTCGGCCGCCGCGGAGGACAGCAGGAACTCCTGCTGCAGCTCCTCGATCTTGTCGGACTGGCCGGCCAGGGCGGCGAACGCAGCCGAGGCGCGCAGGTCGAGCGAGCGCAGGGCGTCGGCGGTGGTGAAGCCGCCCTCCTTCAGGTTCTTCAGCACCCCGGAGAAACCCTGCGTGCGCAGGTTCACATCGCCCAGGTCGATGTTCAGCTCCTTGAGCACGCCCCGGAGCTTGTCGGAGGGCTCGGAGAACTCGGTGATCAGCTGCCGAATGCCGGTGCCGATGGTCGACCCGGACTTCACACCGGCCTGCGCTACGGCGCCGATCGACGCCGTCAGCTCGGAGAACGAGATGCCGCTGTCGCGCGCGATGTTGGCCGCGTACTGGATGCCCAGCTGCAGCTGGTCCATGGTCAGCTTGGTCGCGTTCAGGGCGCCGACGAACACGTCGGCCACCTCACCGGCCCGGCCGGCCTCCAGGTTGTAGGCTCCGAGCACCCCGGTGATCGCCTCGACCGACTGCTGCAGGGTCGAGCCCGAGGCAGCAGCCAGATCCACGACGGGCTTAAGCGCCTTGCCGACCTCGGATGCCGACAGGCCGGTCTGGCCCAGCGCAACGGCAACCGTGGTCAGCTCGCCCACGGAGAACTTGCTGGTCGAGGCCACGTCCAGGAGCTGCTTGCGGAAGCCGTCCATCTCGGCGTTCGCGGTGCCGGTGATCGCCTGGAACTGCTTCAGCTGCTCGTCGAACTCGATCACCGCGCTGGTGGCGCCGCGCACCACCAGGGCGATCCCGCCCATGATGGCGTAGTTCGCCGTCAGCTTGGTCTGGAAGGCGAACTGGTCAGCACCGCCATTGAGGTCGAACGCGGCGCTGCGCGCCTCGAAGCTGTTCTTCGCAGCCTCCTGCCGGCCCGCCGGGGAGCGCTGGTACTCCGCTCGATCGGCACGCTGCTTCAGCACAGCCGCGCGCCGGGCGTCGGCGTCGATTTCCTTGTTCTCCCGCTCAGCGTCGCGCCGCATGCGGTTGGCCGCCAGGGTGCGGAGACGGTTCTCCTCCTCGGCCGCGTTGCGCTCGCGCAGCGCAGCCGTCTTCGTCTCGCGATCGTAGGCGCGGTTGTCCCAGTCGGCCGAGCTGCGCACCCGGGTCTGCGACGCCTTCGCATCGTTGTCCCGGTCACGGTTCTCGCGCTCAGCGTCCCGGCGGGTCCGGTTGGCGGCGAGCGTCCGCTGCCGGTCCTCATAGGCCGCGTCGGAGCGCATCTTGGCGTCGGCCGCGCGGTACTCGGCGTCGGCGGCCTTCTTCAGCTGGTCGAAGTTCCGGTTGTCCCACGCCGCCCGGGTCTGGAGCTGCGACATGCGCCGGCTGCGCTCGGCGTCCTCGTAGGCCGCCTCGGCCTGGAGCTTCGACACGGCCTGGGTCGAGATCCGGTCCCGCTCGGCGTTCTCCCGCTCGGCGTCCCGCCGGATGCGGTTGGCCTGCAGGGTCCGCTGCCGGTTCTCCTCGGCCGCGTCGCCGTACATGCGCCGGCCGGCGTCGCGCTCATCCAGCGTCGAGCCCATGCCGGCCTTCCGCACGGCGGCCTCGGACGCGACCCGGGCGTTGACCACGGAGGCATCGAGATAGCCAGGCACGGAGAGCTGGGCGTTCCGGGTCATGGCCCGGTTCGCCGCCAGCTGCACGGACTGCTCGACCTGCTGGGCGGTGCCAGCGATCAGGCGCTCCATCGCCTTGCCGGTGGCGATGGCCAGGCGCGCGGCGACCTGCTCGGCAGTGGTGTTGATGCCGGTGACGGCATCGGCCATGGCGCGCTCGGTAGCCCGGACCTGCGCGACGGTGCGGCCGTCCGCAACCGTGCCGCTCTCGGTGGCGCGCTGGCCGGCGCCGCGGGCGAGCGACAGCTCCTTCTGGATCGTGATCTCGGTGCGCAGCTCATTGTTCAGCTTGAGCTGCTGCTCCTGGGCGGCCTTGATCTGGTTCTGCAGACCGACTTCGGCAGCCGAGCCCTTCGCCAGGGCGAGCTTCTCATTGAGGTCGCGGATGACGGTCGGCAGCTCGCGCGCAGACTTGGCGCTGCGCTCGAACCAGACCTGCATCTCCTGGGCGGTGCGCAGGCCAGCCTGAAGCGCGTCGAAGGTGCGCCGGAGATCGCTCTCCAGCTCGTTCGAGCCGATCCCAATGTCGACGTTCAAATCATCAGCCATTGACCGCTCGCGCAAACGCCATCATGTCATCGACGCTGTTGAGCGCCTCACTCTCTGGCTCGGCTTTGCCGAACAGCTTTCCGGTGACGAAGAGCAAGCTCTCGGTCGCCGCCATCGCCTTCACCATCTCGTAGCGGATGAAGAGACCAGTCATCCGCCGGAGATCGTCTAGGGTGCGCTTCCAGTAGAGCTTTGGTAGATCACTGGGCGCGCACTTGAAGACGAGGATCAGGCTGTCTTCCCAGGTCAGCTCACCGAAGAAGTCAGAGATGATCCGGCTGCCGCTAGCCGATCCGCCCTCGTCGCGAAGAGCTGCGCCGACTTGGCGAGCCGGCGGACGAAAAAATCCAGCACATGGCCGCCCGCCCAGTCCAACAGCTGCTCCGCGGTGGCCGGGTCGAGGTCGAGCGGCACGGCCGGCTCGTCGCCCTCGGGCAGGATGTTGCCGCGCTTGTCCCGGGGCGCCAGCATCAGGTGCAGGGCGGCGGTCGACACGGTCGAGTTGAAGGACAGCTCGGGGACGTTCTCGGGGCTCTGCACGAGTGCCGCGATCTCGTTCAGGAGCCCGAAGCTCATGAAGATGGTCCGTTCCGTACCGCCGACTTCGATTGTGATACGGGCGTCGGGCTTCTGATCTTCGGATGGCATCTCGACCCCTCGTTTGGCTGGAGGAGATGTGGGTTCGAGATGACCAAAAGAAAAGGCCCCGGTTGCCCGGGGCCTGATCTTTGGCTCGACTGTCGTCCCGGGGTTAGCGGGTGAAGATCGAGAGCTTCTGGGCGAAGTCGGCCTGGTAGCCTTCGTCGCTCGGCACCGGAACCAGGGGCGTCCACTCGAACGGCATGTTCGAGAAGTTGTCCGAGGAGAAGCCCATCGAGAAGCCCTTGGTGATGCGCGCCTTGGGGAAGTGCAGCGTCACCGGAGTGTTGCCGTCGAGCGCGATGCCGATCACGCGCACAGCGAAGTTGTTGTTCGCCTTGCCCGGATCGCTGTCGATCTTGTTGAGCAGGCCGACGCGGGCGTTGGCCGAGAACGACATGCCCTCGGGCACCGGGTAGGCGGCGAAGGTGAGGGCCGCAGCCGCCACCGCCGAGATCTTGGCGATGTGGATCTGGTCGTCCTGGTTCTCCTGGATGTAGATCCAGTCGCCGGCCTTGGCACCCGCGATGGCGGTCGCCGTGGTCACGGTCGTGGCGGCAGCGGCCACCGGGCCGGTGATCCCCACGGGCTTGGCCATGTCGACCAGGCCGGTCGGATCCTGCGAGAGGCCGTAGGCGAAGTTCTTCGCAGTGTACTCGTACACCTCGGCCGAGCCCGTCATCGGCATGCCGTTCACGACGGACGCCACGATGTCGTTCTGGATGCCCTGCGTGAGATCGACCTTCGAGGTCGTCACGTCGACCTTGCAGTTCTTCACCAGGCCGACCGAGTGGATCAGCGGGTTGATCTCGGCGCCTTCCAGCATCGGGGCGATGCAGAGGGTGGCGGTGGAGAAGTGGAAACGTCCACTCTTGGCGGTGCCCGGGTTCATGTGGAAGTCTCCGTTGTCAGGTCGGCAATCTGTCGGTTGCAATATGTGGGTCGATACCCATTTGTCCAAATAGACATTCCTAGAAATTAGGAACGACGGGCGAAGAACTATGGCTACCGCGAAATCAGAGCGACCGATCAGCGTATTGGTCCGGCCAGATCTCGATGCTGTTCTTCGAGCCCGCGCCGCCTCGAACCACCGCAGCCTCACGAAGGAGGTGGTGTTCTTGATCGAGACGGCGCTCGGCTGCTCGTCGGAGAACGTCCGGGAGACGATCCACCTTCTCTATAAGGCGGGCGTCGAGGTCACGCCGGAGGCCACATCCCAGCTTGCGTGACCCGGGCGGTCACCGCCAGCTCGACGGTCGGGCGCATGTCGACCCGGCCCATCGGTGAAGCCGCGATCCCGTCGAAGCACACCGCCTCGAAGCCGGTGGTCGAGCCATCGTCCTCGAACATCGCGAACTTCTTGTGCGCCTGGAGCCGGCGGTAGAAGGTGTCCACGTAGTCGGTCGAGCGGGTCAGGCTCGGGTCCTGCACCGTCATGATGGCGATGCCGAACGACAGGTCGTGGAACTGGTCGTTCTCCACGCAGGAGAAGCCGACCAGGCCGACCAGGTCGGTGTTCGGCAGGACGAAGCCCTCGGCGTGGGCGTCGAACTCGTAATACTGGACGCCGTCCAGGTCACGGATCGTGTCGACGACCATGCGGACAGTGGAGTTGCGGGCGATCTTATACACGGGTCTTCCCCTTCTTCTTCGTCTTGGCCAGCGCAGAGCGCAGCGACTTGTCGAGAACAAGCGGCAGCCGGCGGCTGATCCAGTAGACCAGCGTGTTCTGCAGGAAGGGCCGGTGCGAGCCGCGGGGGTTCTCCAGCTTGTAGGCCAGCGGGTGCTTCGGATCGCGGTCCGGCGCGCCGGCCTTCTTCAGGTAGCGGACGAACAGGCTCTCCTCGCGCGCGACGCCGCCGCCGCTCGCCCCCGGGAAGCTGGCGCCAGTCACACCGGCCTTCTCCCGGCCGGACGCCTGGGCCATCAGGCTCAGTGTGACGGAGACGCGCCGGGGGCCCTTCCGCACGACGATGCGGGGATCGACCAGGGCGGCGGTGGCCGGCCCGAGGTATTCGGTCAGCAGGGTGCGCAGCGCTCCGGTGTCCACGAAGAACGTGGCCGGCTCGCCGGCCTTGCGCCGGCGCTTGGCCGCCACGGTCTGCTTCGTGAGCGCCAACCACTCGGTGGTGGTCTTGCCCTGCAGCCGCTTCGACATACTGTCGCCCGACAGCACCCCGGCGTTCCGGCTGATGTCGTCGAGGGAGATCGTGACGGAGCCCGAGCTGGGGGATTTCAGGCGGGTGAACACCCGGGCGGCCTGGCCGGCGAACTTCGCGGCATCGGCCGTGACCGCGGCCACGATCGCCTTCTCGTCGGCGATCACCGCTTCCATGACGCGCTCGATGCCCTTCGCCTCTGCACGCTCGCGCAGCACCGCGACCGCACGCTCGGTGGTCGCGTTCGGATCGGACGACTTCGTCCCGCCGATGCGGAACAGGAGCTGCAGGTCGGCCGCCATCACTCGATCTCGGCGATGGTGACCCCAAGCGTCGGATTGAGGCGCTTCACGGTCTTGCCGTTGACCATGTCGCCGTACTGCAGCGGGGCGTTGGTGATGCACCGCAGGCGGTCGGTGGTGATCCGCGCACCTGGGTCCTCGTTCCCGTGGGTGTAGCTCTCGATGGAGACCCAGATCGGGCCGACCTCCTCGAACGGTCCCTCGGACTGCGGCAGGCCGGTGACCGGGTGCTTCACGGCCTGGCTGCGCCGCCGCCAGCTGACCTTGCCGGTCATCTGGAACAGCACGAAGCAGCGGGAGACAACGTCGTCGAGGGCGAGCGGCAGCTCCCAGTTCCCCACGAGCATGACCCGGCCGGCCGGGTCGCGGAACAGATCCTTGGCGTGGACCGGCTCGCGCGGGCGCGTGCGCAGCCCGAGGCGCGGCAGGATGAACACGCTGGTCGGCAGCGCGGTCGGGTTGACTGGGAAGATGACGCCGCGGAACCGGGTGGCGGACGGCGGCAGCTTGTTGAGCCAGACCTCGTTCTGAGCCTGGATCCGGGACAGCAGCATCGGCATGGCTTAGCCTCTGGTGCTGGTCGCGGGCGCAGCCCCGGTGACCGGGTCGATCGAGATCGTGGTGAGGGCCAGCAGCACGGGCAGCGTGGCGTTGGCCGTGGTGTCGCCGGTCAGGTCCTGGGTAAACTGCCGCAGCTCGTCAGCAGTCGCCGTCACGAGCCCGTCGAACGCGGAGGCGTCCTTCAGGCGCTCGAACTTGAGCGTGCCGTCCGTCTTCGCCTGGGCGATCCGGTAGCGCAGCGACGGGAACAGCGCGGTGGCGGCCGTCAGCATGACGGCGCGGCTCGCGCGCACCTCGATCAGGGTGCCGGCGCCGAGCGCGTCGTCCAGCAGATCCTTCCCGACCGCGCCGGCCAGGGTGAGGTAGGCGGTGAACAGGTCGATCTCGTTGTCGCGCAGCTCGTCCTCGTTGAGGGCGAGGTAGGTGCGGACATCCTCGGGCACGACGCCGTAGTTCGGCAGGTCGATGACCCGGTAGCCCTCGCGCGCCGAGTAGCCCCGCCCGTTGGCGGTCCACTGCACCAGCGCGGTGCGGCGCTCGAACGAGCGGTCCGGGGCAATGATGTTGCTGATCGCCGGGACCTTGATGGAGACCCCGGTGGCGTCAGCCTCCGGGGTCAGGGCCTGATCGACGACGAGTGGGACACCCTGGCCGTCATACAGGCTGTAGGACACAGAGCCGACATCGGGGATCACCAGTCCCTGTGGCGCCTCGAAATCGACCCAGAGCGTCACGGGGGTTGAAGATACGATGTCCACAGCTCGACCCTACTTCGGCTTATGCGGCGCGCCCCGGCGGTTGTGCGGCACCTGGGCGGTGGTCGGCGGCAGCGGGTCCGGCTCCGGCCGGCGGGCGCTGTCGGCATCGACCGGGTAGCGGTCCTCGAAGCTGGCCAGGGCCAGGGCCTCGTCGCCGTCGCTGTCACGGAGCGTGTCGAGCCATTCAGCATCGGTCGCCTCATCGCTGAGCTGCAACGTCACGAGGAGCTGGCCGATCGAGACCTTCTCCTGCGCCCACTGGGACTTCTCGATGACCGACTTGCCGCGACTGCGGACGTGCTCGTTCAGCTCGGTGTGAACGAGCTGGAAGTCGCCGGTCGTCTCGACCAGGATCTTCATGGTGGTGGCCTCCTACGGCAGGGGCCCCCGGAAAGATCCGGGGGCCGGTGGTTCAGTCCCGGGAGGGACTACTTGGCGGTGCCGTAGTCGTAGATCTCACGGGTGTCCCCGAAGACCAGGCGGAAGCCGGAGACTTCCGACTTCACGTACGTGATCGACTGCGTCTGGATCGCGCGCTCGCTCTCCGAGATCAGCGACCCCGCCTCGATCAGCTGCTCCATGGTCTCGCCCTTGCGGAAGCCCAGGAGCTGACCGGCCGGCATCGTGGTCGAGAGCACGAAGTTGATCTGGCCGTTCAGGATCGGCACGCCGCCGACGCGGAAGCCGGTCGCCGCGAGGTTCTCGGCGTCGGTGCGGGTGGCCGCGCCGGACACCGGGAGGGCGAACAGGAACAGCCAGTCGAGGTAGGCGTCCCAGTTGCCGACGACGGTGTCGATCGGCACGCCGGCCTTGGCGCGGGCGACGAACCACTTCAGGAGGTGCTTGTACGAGATCTTGCCGATCTCGGACACGCCGACCGTCTTGGCATCGTCGAAGCTGTCCTGGCGCACGACGTGGGCCGGGGCGTTGACCGTGTCGCCGTTGATCAGCAAGCCCGTGGCGAGACCGACCTTCGAGAGGTTCAGCTCACGCTGCATGCGGTTGGCATACGGGGTGAGCAGATCCAGGCGCGAGCGGCGCTGGAACTCGTAGGAGGTGCGGTAGCCGCCACCGATCTTCCACATCTTGACCCGCGTCTCGCTGGTCTTGATGGAGCCGATGCGGAACCGGCCGAACTCGGAGACCGGACCGAAGACCTTGAAGTCGTCGGCGTTCTCGTCGTTCACGACGGTCGAGATCATCTCGACGCCGTTGATCGTCCGGGTGGACGTGATCAGGCTCTCCAGGTTCTCGTAGTCGACCTGGCGCGAGGCGAAGCGGACCACGTCGTCCACGACCTCGGGGAACAGCGCGCGGGTGCCCGGGCTGTACTCGAAGGTGTCGGAGGCGAGGTCGAGCACCACACCGCTGTCGTAGTCGTTGCCGACCGGCAGGTTGAGGAACTTCAGCGCGCTCTCGTAGCCGTTCAGGCCCTCGTACAGCTCGGGCTTCTCGGCGGCGGCCGGGTCGATGGCCAGACGCAGGTAGTCGCGCATCTCCAGGCCGTACGAACGGGCCTCGTTGACGAGCTGCAGGCCGGCGTCGCCGCTGGCACGCTTGTTGTCCCGCACGGCCAGCGCGGCGAGCAGCCCCTCGGGCGACTTGCGGTTGGCGGTCAGGGTGGTGAGCGGCTTCAGTTCCATGTCCCGTACTCCTCGGGGGTCTGTTGGTGGTACGAGACGTACCGTTGAAGATGAACCTGGTATTCGTGTCGCCCCGGCCGGCGGTACGAAGTGTACCGCCGGCTATGGGCGTAGTTCAGGCGCTGACCAGGTCAGCTTAGAGCTTGACGACGGAGGCGTACTTCACGCCCTTGATCGTCAGGACCTCGGCGACGAACGCACCGGCGTCACCCGCGGCACCCTTCTTCACGAAGCCGTTGCCACCGCCCACCGCGGTGTCACCCTGCGCGAGGGCGTCGCCGTCGAGGATCGGGACCAGCTCGGAGAACCGGAACTGGGCGGTGATCACGCCACCCGCGCCGGGGCCGCGGTTCTCGAACACGTCGATGCGGGCGACGCGCGGGCCGATCGGGGTGCCGGCCTCGACCAGCTTCATGCCGCACGGCACGGCCGGATCCGGCTCCACCAGACGACCTTCGAGGTCGGCCTTCGAGAGAGCACCCGGATTGGCGAACGCCATGGTCCGGTTGAACATCTCGTTCTTGATGGTGTGGACGTGAACGGTGGTGTGGAAGGGCGTGGACATCGCCGTGGTCTCCTGTTTCGGATCGGGTGGAGCCGGCGATTAGGCGCGGCGCTTGAAGGCCGAGTTGCCGCCGGCCTTGACCGGCTGCGACCCGAGCGAGAGGCCGCCGGAGAGGCGGGCGCCCAGCGCCTTCAGGCTGTCGAGCGCGCCGTTCACCTGGGTGACGGCCTTGCCCTCGTCCTCGTCGAGCGTCGCGGTCGGCTGGCCGATCATCGCGAACAGCGGCGAGAGCAGCTTGCCCGGGAGCGCCTGGGCGGCCGAGAGCTGGGTCTTGAGCGCGTCGCGCTCGGTCTCCGCGGCGGTGAGCTTGGCCACCGCGTCGGAGCCCTTCAGGGCCGTCAGCTCGGTCGCCAGGGCATCGGCACGGGTCTTCTCCGCGGCGGCGCTGGCCTCGGCAGTCGCCTTGGCGGCCTCGGCGTTGGCGAGCTTCGTGGCGTGCTCAGCGATGAGGGTGGCGAACTAGGTGGCGTCCATGTCGAACATGTCCTTCTGGGGCGCCGGGGCCGGCGGGGTGGGTGTCGGTGTGGGCGCAGGCCCGGTGGAAAGTTCGAGGGTCAGGGAGGGGACTTCCTGACCCGATGCGGAGAGCTGCAGCCGGTTGCCCTTGATCCGGGCCCCCTGCGCGCCGCCCTGGCCGACGAGGCTCATCTCGAACCAGCCATCCAGCTCGTCCACGATGACATGGGCGCCATCGACGCCCATCTTGTTGCCCTTGTCGTCGACCCCGAGCCAGATGTTCTCCAGGTCAGCGTCCGGGCCCATGAAGTCGAAGCCCGTCTTGTTGGACTTGGCCGACTTCCCCAGGATCGCGACGCTCACCTGGTCGATGGTGCCCGAGTTGACCTTGGCGATCAGGCTCTCGTGCTCGTTGTCGATCCAGAACAGGGTCAGCAGCTCGGTCGCGCCGTCGACACCCGTTCCTTCGGAGATCTGGCCGTGGAACACCCGCCCGATCGGCAGCTGGTCCCCGTCCGACGACCCATGCATGATCTGCAGGGGCCGGCTCTCCTTCGTCAGCTCGCCCTGCATCTGGGCGAGGAAATTCACCGTATGCACCGCGCCCTGGTAGACGGGGTGCTTCTTGCGGACCGGCGCGGTCGAGAGCGCCGCCGCCTCGAAGACAGCCACCTTCTCGGGATCGGTATCGGGCGCAGCTGCCTTGAGCTTTGCCCGGAGATCGTCGTTGAGGGGTAGCTGCTTCACTGTGAGAAGTCCGCTGTTTTGCTTGCGAGCAGATAGGAATGCTCACTCAATGCTGCAACAATTCGAGTTCTTATTATTCCTAACTTTTAGGAAGCGGAGCGGATCATCTCCAGTGCTGCGGCGGCCAGCGGCGTGTTCACGAGGCGGCGCGTCTGCTTCCGGGCGCCGGCCGTGGCGCGGGTCCGGGCCGGGCTCGATGCGCGGCCGACGCTGTCGGTCTTCGGGCTCACGCTCTCCGGCTTGACCGGGGTGCTGGACCCGGACGCGCCATCGGCGCCGGTTCCCTCGTCTGGCGCGGCCGGGGTGAGGAAGCCGGTGCCGGACAGCTCGGGCGTCCCATCAGGCGGCAGGCGCTTGTAGACCCAGAGGTGGTACTCGATGTCGGTGATCAGCCCGTCCGACAGGTCCTGGCGTAGCCGCTGCGAGCGGAGGGTGAGCTGGGGCTCAAGCTCGGTCCAGGGCCGCAGCTCGGCCGGGTCGAACTCGACCTTGGCGAAGCCGGCATAGCCGCCCTGCTGCAGCACGAAGGAGAACATCCGGCTCAGCAGGTCGGCGATGGGCTCGTTGAGCTGGTCGGCGTAGAGCGCGGCCAGGCGTGCTTCCACGGAGCCGGTGTTCACGCCCGAGGAGCCACGACCGAGGATCGTCGACATCGTCTTGAGCGCCGCCTGGTTCTGGGCGTTCAGGACGTTGATGATCGGTTCGACGTTGACCGCCATGCCGGGGGCCTTGTCGTTGATGATCTTCAGCTCGATCGCGTCCGAGTGGACGATGGACTGGTCGACCGACAGGTTGTCGAAGGCCGTCTGGATCTCGGCGAAGCGCGCGTTCAGCCAGTCCTGGCGCTGGGTCTCCTGCCCCGGGGCGTTCAGGCCCGGCGGCATGTTCTTGCGCAGGATCTCCTCCAGCACCTTGATCTCGATGCGCGGGTAGCCGTTCACGCGCATGATCCGGTACAGGTCGTTGATGACCTGCTGCCGGGCGGCCACCGTGTTGATCACGGAGACGAACGGGGACGCGGTGTAGATGTTGGTCGGGTCGCGCCGATAGAAGCCGACCATGAAGGCCGGCGTGTCGATGGGGACCGGGTCCGAGCGGCCGGCCACGATCTGGCCGGGCTTGTACTGGCCGGGCTGCTTCTCGGTCCAGCGGATGCCGGCCATGTCGACGTTGCGGATGGCGTCGGGCAGGCCGGCCTTGTCGAAGACCAGCTCGGCGCCGATCGCGCCCCGCATCAGCAGCATGTAGCGCAGCTCTTCACACTGCCGGTACAGGCCCTGCTTCAGCTGGAAGCCCTGCGTGAAGTCGGTCTGGTTCGACAGCTTGGTGATCAGCTGCTGCAGCTCGCGGCTCTTCTCCGCGTCCACGTTGCCGTCGATGTCCTCGACGTAGGCAATCATCTGGGTGTCGGCGAGCGTCAGGTAGCCGTTGACCGTCCCGGACACGTCCGGGTCGTTCTGCATCAGCGACCGCATCAGCGTCTGGCTGTTGTCAGCCTGGCGCGACGTGAAGATGTCGTCCAGGTGGTCGCGATAGGTCGGCTGGGTCAGAACCTGGTCTGCCGCAGTCGGATTGTAGGTCGCGGTGATGGCCGTGCCGCCCGCCTTCGCTTTCTTCTTGAAGGGGATGATGGACAGCAGTTTGCCGGAGAGGTTGTCGGCCACTATCGTAGAACTCCGGCGTGATCAGCTCCGCGAAATATGGGACGACCTGCCGGCATGAACAAGCGAGAGCCGCCGCCGAAGAAAACGTTGCTTCTTTGATCGGCCGAGAACTCTATTCCAGCACGCAGTCTGACGGCGGTTTGCTGGAGCGCGGCGGCATGCAGGAAGTGATCATCTCCGTTGATCTTGTTCCAGACCGGCGGCTCGTCGGGAGCCTCGATACGGATCATGTCGCGGAAGTGGGTCTTCACCAGGCTGGCGTAGGGGCCGTAGCCGGCGAGCTGCCAGGTCCGGTTCCGGCACTGTTTCGCGACCAGGTCGAGGGCGTTGGTCCGGTTGATCGTGTAGTGGGTGATTGTCTCGAACTCGTCGTAGCTCTCCTTGATCGGGGGAGCCGTCTTCGAGGTCGAGTAGGCCATCGGCATGACGACGCCATTGGTCGCTTCCCGGATCGCCTCGGCGGTCGGGGTGTAGGGGTACATGTCGATGCCACCCTGGACGATGCCGAGGGTGGAGACGCGGCCCTTGATGAACTCGACGATGTCAGCCTGCTGGACCTGGTGGAACTCCAGGATCGAACTGGCCTTGCCGATCACGACGTGACAGGTCTGGCCCACGTCGCAGCCCAGGAACAGGTCGTTCGTCTGCAGCTCGCCGGGATCGACCTGGCGCGGGTTCATGATCGCGAGCAGGTCCTCCTCCGAGATCCGGGCGTTGCTGTCGTTGAAGGCCTCGCCGATGACGGTGTTGAACCAGGCGCGCAGGTTGTCCTTCCGCTGGTACTCCAGCAGCTGGCGGAAGATGTACGGGATGGTGATGGTCGCGATCGAGAACGGCCGGACCCGGTAGCCGCGCGCGCGGCGCGACGGGTATTCCGACACCCACTCCCGCTGGCCGCCGGCCAGATCGAGCGGCCGGGAGCACTTCTCGCAGCGCACGAAGGTGCCATCCATGTCGATGGCGTCGACCTCGTCCTGCCCGAGCTTGGACAGGTCCTCGTGATCGCCCTTCAGGCCGGGCAGGCAGAGGAAGCGGGGGTGGAAGATCGGCGTTTGCCAGTGACCGCAGACGCAGCGGATCGGGTACTCGTGCTTGTCCGAGGCCTGGTAGGCGGCATCAATTCCATAGCCCAGGTAGGTGGGAGTGCTGAACCGCTGGGTGATCTTCCACTGCGAGCCCTGGAGGCGCGACTGGAACAGCGAGCGCATGCTCTGGTCGGCGAGATCCACCTCGTCCTCGAACAGGATGTCGGCCGAGATTGAAGTGGCCTCGCCCTCGGTGGTGCCGGTGATGTAGCCGTAGCTCTCGTCTACCTGGTACAAAGCTTTTTGACGTACTGGCTTCGCGACCATCGGGCCATTGAAGATTGGCTCCCCCTCGATCATCGTTTTGATGCGGGTCTGGGACAGCCGATCGCGCATCGGCTGGGTTGGCATGGAGAAAATACCTGCCGTTCCGACGTTCCGCTTCAGGAAGCCGAAAAATTTACGCATCTGTACTTCTGTGAGGCCGATCTGCGACATCTTAATGCACGTCAGATCATTGTGCAGGTCATCCACGATCTGCCGCTGGAACTCGAAGCCCTTGAAGCTGAAGGGGCGCTGCCGCAGTCGGGTGTTCTTCTGGATCCACTCCGACATGGACATGCTGGTGCTGTCGTCGGGGAAGCGCTCGTCTAAGCCGCCGATGAAGCCGGTCAGGTGGGGGTTCACGACTTGGCTCCGAAGGAAGTGTGGGAAAATTCCCCGTAGTGTTCACGAGCTGCCTTTGCGTACGCTTCGGCAGCTTCCTCCACGGTTCCAAACATGCCGATGTATTTCGGCTTCTTGTTGGCCGTGATCAGGACTTTGAAGCGTCCTTGGTGTGCGAAGACACCACGAGGTAGTGTCTTTTTCTTCCAACCAGCATGGTTTCCCATGTTCTGCGACTTGGTTGACAGGCGCAGATTGTCCCAACGGTTGTTCAGCCCGTCCGTATCCTCATGATCGACCATCGGGGCATCATCGCCCGTCTGCATTTTCCAAATGATCTGGTGGGCACGGTAGAGCCGTCCGTCCAGGCGGACCGACACGTAGCGTTCGTCGGCATACCCGGCCGGGTTGCCGGCATGCTTCGAGTTCCAGTGGCGCGGGGCGTCAGGGTTCTCACGCCACGTCAGCACGCCGGTCGCCGGGTCGTAGGCCAGGCGAGCGCGCAGGTAGTCGGCGTCGGGGAGCGGGTGGGCTTTCACGGCCGTAGGCTCGCTTCGGCTTCCATCTCCTGGAGCGCTTCGAGCAGCGGGTCAGGCTCGGCCTCGGCCCAGGTCGGCGGTCCGACGCGGGGCGGCACCGCCTCGATCACCCAGGCGATGCCCGGGTGGAGATACGCCCGGCGATAGCGAACCGCGTCGATCTCCCGGGCGAACTGCAGCGCCTCTTGGGCGCGCTCGCTGCCGGCGACCAACCCCGGGTTGACGGGGCTCGCGGGGTCGTCGAGATCAATCGGCATCAGCGCCACGAACCACGGTGCCAACGGGGTCGCATCCGGGTGCTTGATCACCCAGGGCCCACGGTCACTTTCGTACCGTGCGTTTTTCGCAGCATGATCAGACATTTAGGTTGGCCAGATGATCTCAGATCTCAGATATGTGGGGTGTGGTCGATGAAGTTTTTAGTGTCAATTTTACTACATCAACACTGATTGAGGTCTATCGCCCGCCTAGAAATGCTGAAATGTGCCCACTATATCCGGTGCCCCGAGAGGACCAACGATGTCGGACGAAGATCGGATCTACCCAAGCCTTCCGCAAACCCTCGGGCTCAGCCTGGAGGCGATCCGGCAGCAAATGGACTTCGACCCGGGGTTCCTGGTCGACGCGAAATGCCCGTATCCCGAACAGCTTAAGGGGTTCCTGCGGCGGCTGGTCACGTCCACCCGCTCTGGCCAGGACGATACGGTCGACGCCATCTTCAAGCCGGGCGACACACTGGACGAGGAGGCGGACAGCCTGATCGTCGAGGTGAAGGCGGCGCTGAACTCGATGAAGCGCCTGCAGCGCGACCTCGACAGCAGCGACGATGTCGGCGAGCGCCTGACCTTCCTGAAGAACTACTCCTCCCTCATGGATCGCTACCTGGGGCTCCAGGAAAAGGCCCATGGTCTCAAGCAGATGTACGAGTTCCAGCGCCTCGTGGTCGACACGATGGAGCAGGTCCTCGACAAGGATGCGCGCCTCGATTTCAAGGAGCGTTTGAAAAAGCTGAACGGCGCCAGCGCGTAGCTTTGAGCAAAATTCACGGTACGAAAATGACCACGCCGGACGAACTACGGCAGTTGATTTGGCTCAGCATAGCAATGCTGACGGCCTCTCTACTGTTCGATCTCTTTTCTATGTGCGCGAGTTGAGGGTTTCCCCGTATGTCCCCGGACGACAACTTTAAGACTTCCAATATCTTCGCAGATAACTGCGACCGATATTGGGCCGCTGGGCTCCCAGTGATGCCCCTCCAGCGAGGGGACAAGAAGCCGGTCATCATGAAGTGGCAATCGCTTCAGAGCCGGATGCCGAACGAGGCCGAGCGCCTGTCGTGGAAGGCGTTCCACCGTGACGGCAACATCGGTCTGCCGCTCGGGCCGGAGAGCGGGCTCGTCGCGATCGACGTGGACACGGACGATCCCGTGGTGCTCGGCATCCTGCAGAAGGTGCTGCCACCGTCGCCCTGGCGCCGTATCGGCCAGAAGGGCTACGTCGTCATCTACAAGTACGACGGCCAGCCGATCATCCGCATCAAGTACAAGGATGCCGATGGCAAGCTGCAGTCGCTGGTCGAGATGCTCGGCGCCGGCTCGCAGATCGTGCTGCCGCCCTCGATCCACCCGAAGACGCAGCAGCCGTACCGGGCCAACAAGGACCTGGTCGACTGCCTCTCCGACATCCGCTCACTGCCGCCGAACATCGAGCAGATCCTGCGCGACGCGCTCGGCCAGGCCGGGCTCCAGGTCGGCTCGGCGGCCTTCGGCGCCGTCACCGACTACATCTCGACCGGCAACCGGGACACGCGCCTGGTGTCGATGGCCGGCCTATTCGCCCGAGACGTGATCAAGGGCGAGAAGACCCTGCTGGAGGCCTGCGCCCAGATCGAGCTGGCGGTGGGCACCTTCATGCAGAAGACCTACGGCGACGTGATCGCGCCGGAGAAGGGGCCGCAGAAGCTGATTGAGTTCCTGATCCGCGACGTGACCGGGCCAAAGGCGCGGGCGCTGCCGAAGGGCTGGGACGAGGGCGTGACCGACGAGCAGCGCGCGGCCTGGGGGCTCGATGCCTTCTCGAAGGACAACGAGACCTGGGACCACGGTCAGATCATGACCTACTTCAACGCCCACATCGAGAAGGCCGGCGTGAAGGACAGCCCCGAGCAGTTCACCTCGGTGGTCAAGCAGGTCCTGAACCGGATCGCCTCGAACCCCAACCTGGAGCCGATCGAGGAGGATCAGATCCTCAACTACATCGCCACCGTGTCCGCCCGGCGGGTGAGCGTGGCGTCGGTGCGCCGCCAGCTCGCGCAGCTGCGCGCCGGGCCGATCGCGGGCGGCGACCACGCCGAGATCGCCAAGGCCGTGGTGCGCGACCTCGAAGACCTGGGCGGGGAAATCCGTTTCCACCTGGATACCCTATGGCAGTGGCGTGGATCTGCCTGGGAGAAGATGGACGAGGGTGACGTGCTCAAGCACATCATCAACGAGTACGGGAGCTACAAGGCGGCCACCCGGGCGTCCGATCACCAGGGCATCCTGCGCACCGTCCGGGGCATGCAGAAGGGCGAGCTGAAGAAGCGCCTGGAGCCCGGCATCAACTTCGTGAACGGCTACCTGACGGACGAGCTGGAGCTGAAGGAGCACCATCCCGACTACGGGATGACCTACACCCTGCCCTACCCGTACAAGCCCGAGCTGGCCGGCAAATGCACCCGGTTCCAGCGCATGCTGAACGACTACTGGGGCGACGACCCGGACTACGCCGAGAAGGTGACCGCGCTCGGCGAGGTCATGGCGATGACCCTGTTCGGCAAGATGACCGAGGTGCAGGTCGCGATCTGCCTCTACGGCGTCGCGCACTCGGGCAAGAGCCGGATCATGGAGATCATGCAGGCTCTGATGCCGGATGACGCCCAGACGACCCTGCCGCCCACGATGTGGGGCGACAAGTTCGGGCCGGCGCAGCTGGTCGGCAAGCTGCTCAACTTCGCGGGCGAGCTGTCGGAGACCCAGCTCATCGAGAGCGCCAAGTTCAAGCAGATCATCTCCGGCGAGCAGATCGAGGCGCAGGAGAAGAACCAGAAGATGTTCACGTTCCGCCCGAAGGCGGCGCACTGGTTCGCCTCGAACCACCATCCCAAGAGCAAGGACAGCTCGGACGGGTTTACCCGCCGGTGGCTGTTCCTGGTGTTCACCCGGGCGTTCCCGAAGGACGAGCGCAAGATCAACGACTACGACAAGGTCGTGATCGCCGAGGAGCGCGAGGCCATCGCCGCGTGGGCGGTGAACCACATGATCCGGTTGCGGACTGAGAACTTCAAGCTGACCGACCCGGTCTCCTCGATCGAGCAGCGCGAGATGCTGGAAAACGAGCTGAACTCTGTGCGGGATTTTCTCTGCGGCTTCCGGGATCATGGCTGGATGAACCTGGGAGCCGAGGCCCACAAGGACGTGTCGGACCAGCACAACTACACCACCTTCACGACCCTCTGGAACGAATATCGGTCGTACTGCATCAGTCAGAGTGTCTCGCCTGTTGGGTCGAAAATGCTCGTCAAGCGTATGGGCCAGCTCCAGGGACAGTTCGGCTTCAAGATGGACAAGGTTTCTGGTGCGAAGGGCCTTCCGATCCCGGTTTTTCGCTACCTCACAATTGTCGCGAACAGGCGGGCTGCAGCGTGAACATTGCTAGTGACGTGTGGCGCCGCATCCAGCTGGAGACCGATGCTGCGAAATGGCGTCGGCGGCGCTGACGAATACTATTTTTGATCGTGATCCGACGGTCAAAAACGTACCATGGAGAGCTGGTCATGCCCGTATTCGAGAGCACCGCGCGGATCACCCGCAAGTACCTGATGAACAAGACGAAGCCGGAGCTGGTCGACTTCTACTTCGAGCTGCTCCGGCAGAACGACAAGCTGGAGGCCGACGTGAAGCGCCTCCGGCTGGCAGCCGGCACCGCTGCCTTGAAGCGGGAGAAGGCGGCGCCCTCCCCCGCGAAGCCCAAGCGATAACCACGGGGTCTCCACATGGAAAACCTACCGAACGTGGCCGAGGAGCCAGGCTACCGGCAGCGGATGGAGGCGAAGATGGCCGACGACCCGCTCAAGCGGTTCGACCCGGCATCGGCCTACGCCGCCGGCCGGAAGGCCTTCGCAGCGATCTTCCGGGCGCCGCTGCCGACGCAGAGCCAGGTGCAGATCAGCCTGGCGGATCGAGCCGGCGTGATCCGGGAGCGCCTCGACCGGGGCGAGCGCGTGGTGATCACGGCCAATGGGAAGCGGCTCGCCGTCTACGAGCCGACCCCGGGCGCCGTGCTCGCCGCCTGCCTGCGCCGGGACTACGCCGCCGCGGGCCGCGTCACCGACGATATGGTTGATGCGGCTCGATCTTTCCTCCCGGGCGTTGACCCAGAAGCCCTCAAACTTGCGATCGAAGGAGCACTCCAATGCGAACGACTGTGATCGACCAGACCGGCGTCGAGCTGGCCGGCCCCGACACCCCCGGCCTGGCTGCGGCCGAGGCCCGAGAGGGCAACGTGGTCGAGGTGAAGGACGAGAGCGAGAGCACGGCCTACCTCAACTACGTCGACCGCTGCCGCGAAGCCGGCCGACAGGCCCTGTGCTTCGAGGATTGGGCCCAGCGCGGCCGGAAGCCCGGGACCGGGCCCGTCCACGACCATATCGCCTCCGCGCCCGTCCTGGGGGCATCTGCGGGCGCCGTGAGCCGTGACCAGGCCGGTATCTTGCCGACCCGCGGGCTCCAGGTGACCCCGGAGATGATCATCGCAGCCCAGAACGAGGGCATGCGCCACGAGAACCCCTTGGGCGCGAGCGCCGTACGCGCCATGTTAGAGGCCTCGCTGACGGCGCGCTCGCGCGTCTGAACCGCATGGTCCGAAACGTACTGACTGGAGAAGATGATGACGAGCTTCAAGCCCCGTTCCGTGTCCGCCCTGGTGAAGAGCGGCGACCCGCGCTGGGAGGCCCGGGTGAAGGATGGCCTCCTCCTGGTCCGCGACATGGCCTCCGGTGAGGAGAAGCATGCCACGGCCTACACGATCGACGGCGACGCCGTGCGGTTCTCGCTCCCGGGCGACAACGGCCTGCGCCAGATCCTGGGGGGCGAGCCCGGCTACGACGCCTTCGTGAAGGCGCTCGATAAGTCGGCGCTGGCCGCGCCGGCCGCGCCGGCCGCCGATACCTCGGTGAAGGGACCGGCCGCCAAGGCCGCCTAAGCCAGCCCCGAGCTGGAGACGAGGAAGGCCCCGCTTGCGGGGCCTTTTTCATGTGCGCTCCAGGTGGATGCCACATAGCAGTAGGGCCGGCACCCTTTCGGATGCCGGCCCCTTGAGTACGAAACGTACCGTGTGGTCAGGGCAGACTAAAGGGCGTGGTTGCCGCCCAGGTCCTGGACCGAGCCGGCCAGGATGGTCTGGCCACCCTGCTTGCCGACGTGGTGAGCGCGGTTGGCGCCACCGCCGCCCGCGTTGTAGACCGCGGCCGACCCACCAGCGAAGCCGTAGCAATCCACGTCGTGGACCTGGCAGAGGTCGGTCGAGCCCGCGAAGGCCACGCCGAAGTTCCCAACGCCCGTCGCCGGCTGCCCCGCAACGGTCGCGAAATGCAGCAGGTGCATGTCGTGGACGTTGATCTCGGTGCAGTTGTTGAGAAGGATGTGGCCCTGCTTCCGCGCCGAACCGGCGTTGAGGTAGAACAGCGCGTCCGAGATCTTGAACTGCGCCCAGCTGTCGAGCTGGATGGCCACGCCGTCACAGTTGATGTGACCGCCCTTCCACGAGTGCCCCGGGGCCTTGTAGCCGCTGGCCTGCATGTGCAGACCGATGCGGGCGCCCTGGACCACACAGTCGGTGAAGGAGCAGCCCTCGACCGTCTGCGCGCCGTTGTCGCCGGTGCCGCCGGACACCAGGATGCCGGTCTCGACGCCGTAGACGTTGGCGCCATGGACCGTGAAGTCACCCACCGCCGAGGCGTTCGAGGCCGTCTCGCCGAAGATGTAGATGCCGGCGTTGCCCTTGGACCCGTAACTCTCGTTCTCGAAGGCGACGATGCCGACGCCGTCGATGCGCGCGAACGCCGGGTTCTGGAGCGCCAGGAAGTACAACGGATCGGAGCCCGGACGACCTTCCAGACCGAGGTCGCGGATCGAGATGTTCTCGAACTCGGACCCGAGCGGGGCGGCGTTGCGGACGTAGATCAGCGAGCCGGCGCCGTTCATGCCGGGGGTGTTCGTGGCGATGGCCCGGAAGCCTTCCAGGGTGACCGACCGGGCGTTGCACACCAGGCCGTTCTGCATCCCGCCCGAGAAGATCAGGCGGCTCTCCAGATCCGAACCGTAGATCTTGATGCCGAGACCGGGGGCGTCGAACGAGATCGTGTCGTCGAGCAGGAAGTCCCCACCCGGGATCACGAGCGCGCCGCCGCCGAGGTTGTAGAGGTTCTGGATCGCCTCACGGAAGGCGGCGACGTTCTGCGCCCCGGAGGCGTTGTTGTCGGCGCCGAAGTCACGGACGTTGACCTTGCGCTCCTGGTAGTTGATCGCGACGGAGCTGCCGCCGCCACCACCGCCACCGGCCGGACCAGCGGGACCCTGCGGACCAGCGGGACCCTGGGGACCTGCGGGGCCCTGCGGACCAGCCGGGCCCTGCGCGCCAGTTCCGCTGCCACCGGCACCCGGGAACGCTGCCGAGAGGAGGCGGTCCCAAGCACCCCAGCCGCCATCCTGCTTCAGGCGACGCCAGGACTGGGCCTGCGATCCGGTCGGGTTCAGCTCGGTCGCGATCTGCATCACGAAGCCGTTGCCGTAACCCCAGGTCTCGACATCGAGATAGAGCCACTGGGTGCGGGCACCGGGCGGGTAGTTGCCGGCGTCCGGCACAACGTACTGGCCGGTCTGGTCGACGGTGTTGAGGTCGGTGAATTGGGCGAGGGTCTGGTTGGTTGGCACGTTCTTACCTCTGGGCTGGATGCAGGCTCTGTGTCCTGCCCGAACGGTACGTTTCGTACAGTCGGGGCAGGACACACCTCCCCCCTTGAGAGGGGAGGTGCGCCGTCTTGCGGGGAGGCTTAGTTGTAGACGTAGCCCAGCGGGCCCTCGACCTGCTGACCCTCACAGTTCGCGTCGTTCGACGCGAAGTGGTGGCCGCCGGTTACGCAGCGGAACACCGCGTGCATGCCATCGTGGGGATCGTTGAACATCTCGCCGGTCACGCCGAGCTGCTGCTGACCCTCACAGCTCGCCTGGCCGCTCAGGAAGTAGTCGCCGCCGGTGAAGCACGAGTAGATCTTGTGCGTGGCACCGGGCTGGGGAGCGACGACCATCTGGCCCAGGGTCATTTCCAGGTTGAAGCCGGGACCGGCGTAGCCCGAGGTGACCTTGTGGATCGACCCGTTGTAGTAGCGGTTCAGCGGGGCGAACGGGTTGTCCTTGTTGAGCAGCGAGAAGGTGAGCTTCCAGGTGGTCGGCGACGGGTCACCGCCCGAGTGGAAGATCTGGATGTTCGGGAAGAACGGCGTCAGGTTGCCCGAGGCGTCCCGGTTAAAGCCGGGGCTGTGGGTGAGGTAGAAGCCGGTCTGGTCGGTGTTGAGCTGGCCCAGGGCGGTCCAGAGGAACGGCTGGCCCGAGAGGACCTGCGAGATGTTCATCTTGTAGAGGGCGAGCTGGTACGTCTCGCGGTCCGGGTTGTTCACCGGATCCTTACAGGGGTTGGTGGAGCAGTTCCGGCCACCCTGCGACGAGATCATGTAGACATCGCCGGAAGCGTAGTCGTAGGCGAAATCCGAGTTCGGCCCGATGCTGGTGCCGTCGTTGGCCTTGGCCGGGAGACGGACGGGGGCATCGAAGTGAACACCGTCAGCCGTGTGGCGGACGAAGATCTGGGCGAAGTTCGGATCGGCCGGGACCGAGGTGTCGGTCGTGAACACGAACAGGCTGGACTGGCCGTCCGCGTTGAAGGTCGACGGCTGGCCGATGCCGTAGTTGTTCGAGGCGTCGCCGAGCGGCTTCAGGATGCTGTCACCCTGGTAGTCGACCCAGTTGAGCTTGTCGTTCGAGTAGGCGAGGCCGAGCTGGTTGTTGTTGCCGGGCAGGTTATCCGCACCCGAATAGTACATAATGTACTGGTAGTGCTGGCCGTCCTGCGGGTTGACGAAGTTGCCCTTCGTCACGCTCGGATCGCAGGTGTACTTGTTGTTCCAGTTCTGCCGTGGGTACAGCACCTGGGAGATCGGGCTGAAGCCGGGGGCCGAGTAGGAGCGGTGGTAGATCACGTCCGTGGCGCCCTGACCGCACCACCACACGTCGGTCGTGCCGTTCTCGGAGATTACCGAGGGGGCGTAGTTGTAGCCGTTCGGCTTCACGTAGTTCTCGAACCAGGCTGCCCCGCCTGGGCCTTGCCAGCCAGCCTGCGCGGCCGGGATTGGGGACAGGGTGAGTGCGACAGCCGCCGCCAGCGCTAGGCCTCGGCCCAGCATACGGAGTGTGGTCTTCACGGGAACCTCTTGGGGAAGATGGGGCGTCCGGCGCCCCGGGGTGGATATGGTACGATACGTACCACGAAGGCAAGGCGTCCCAGAACTAAATCCGGGGCGCCTTGAGGCCTGAGAAATCAGGCGGTGGCGACGCTGCCGGGACGGATGGAGCGGGTGACCTCCTTGCCGCCGTCGAGCTTCTCCACGGTGTCGATCCAGATCGAATGGCCCTTGGTGCCAGCGACGCCGGCTTCCCGTACGCCCTTCACTTCGACCACCCGGCTGGATGGGTCCTTCCGGCCAGCCTTGATGGTCACCTTGGACCCGGCCGGGTAGGCCTTCGTCACTTCGTCGAGCGTGTACTTGGCCACGATGGCCTCCCTGTTTTGGCTGCGGGTCCGGCTGGAACTGCTAGCACTACGAGGGAGAAGATGGTACGAAAATGACCATCTTCAAGACCTGGCGAGATCTCGATTTCCATCTATATTCCATGTGGAAACGAGCTGGACGGAATGTGGAGACGACACCGATGATCGTGCTGGTGGGAAATACGAAGGGCGGCGTCGGCAAGACGACGCTGGCAGTGCAGATCGCCATCGCTCGGGCTTGCATGGGCCGAGACGTGTGGCTGGTCGACGGCGACGCCCAGGGCACCGCGGCGGCGGCGATCCAGAGCCGGGCGGATGCCGAGCTGGCGCCGGCTATCGCGTGCTCGCTCTACGACGACGCCCGGCAGCTGCGAACCCAGGTCTCGCAGCAGGGCAAGAAGTACGACGACGTGATCCTCGACGTGGGTGGCCGGGATACGGCGGCGCTGCGCGTCGGGCTGATGCTCGCCGACGTGGCGGTGGTGCCGTTCGCGCCCAAGGGCTTCGAGCTGTGGGCGATGCAGGACATGGCGAAGGTGCTCGACGTGATCACGGCCGAGCGCGACGGCCTGGTCGCCTACGCGGTGATGAACAAGGCCGAGGCCCGGCGCGCGTCGGCCGACAACGCCGAGGCGGCGAACGTCGTGCGGGAGATCCCGCAGTTCACCTACCTCGACGCGCCCCTGGTCGACCGGAAGGCCTTCGCCTCGGCATCGAGCAGCGGGATCGGCGTGGCCGAGCAGTCCTCACCAGACCGGAAGGCGGTCGCCGAGCTGGAGAGGTTGATGTTAGGTGTGTTCCAGGTGGAAACGGAAGGAAATTAAGATGGCGCTCAACGGAAAGAAGCCGGTGGTGAAGGCGCGACCCGAGCCCACCGATGAGGCGTTCGAGCGGGTCACCGCCGGGGCGCTCGACATGGGCGCGAAGGGGCGGCCGGCAAAGGGCAAGGCCAAGCGCGCGCTCGGGGACGGCTACGTGATGGGCCACAAGGTCCAGATCACCCACCTGATCACGCCAGAGCTGCTGGAGCAGGTCAACGCCGAGGCCCTTAAGAACGGCGAGGCGCGATCGACGGTGATCAACCGCGCCATCCGGGAGATGCTCGACCAGAAGCTGGGCTAGCGGATGGAGCCCAGCGGATGTCTGCTTCGGGTGGAAAGCAGACCTTGGCCTTTCGCCCCGAAGCAGACATTCTCTAAATAGGCCTCGATCAGAACCGTGCTGTCGTCACAACTCGGACGACAGCTGGTCCAGGATCCAGGTCTGCGCTTCATCCAGATCTATGAACAGAGGGGGACAATTGAGATCAATCGGACCGAACCCCGCCTCCAGGAACCACCTACCTGCGTCGTCCTCATGCTGCTCGGAGAGACGGACCAGAACCGCGACTAGAAAGCCGTCCGCGAAGACCAGCTGGCTCTCAGTGTCGTCACTGTTCGTGGCGACCTGCACGGGCTGCAGTCGTAGGTTCATGCGGCGGCTCGGTCGTCCAGGTGTAGGTAGTTGGGCCGAAACTCCGCTAGCGCCCGCAGGCGGGGCAGGTCGAGGATCTTGAGCCGTTTGTTCCTCAGTTCAATCAGCCCCTTTTGCCGGAGCTCCTTGAGCGAGCGGTTTACATGGACGGACGTGAGCCCCGTGGTGTCGGCCAGGTCCACCTGAGTGACCGGCAGGTCGCAGCTGTCGTCGGACGCCAATCCAACCGCACGGAAGCGCAGCAGCAACTCGCAGAACAGGTGCGCGATCCGCTCTATGGCGAAGCGGCGACCCACGTTGACCAGCCACTCGCGCAAGGTCGCCTCGTCGACGAGCTGGGCCTTGCGCAACCCTCGGGCGATCTGCGGATGGTTCGCCAGAAGGTCGGCCACCGTGTCGGGCGTCAGACGTACGACCTCGCAGTCCGACACCGTGGAGAGGGTGTGATCCATCTCGCTCAGCAGGGCGACGTCGAGGTCGCACATGTCCCCCGGCACAAGGTACGCCATGATTTGCCGTGCCCCGGTCGCCCGCAGCTTATGGCGGACCGCCATGCCGTTCATCACCAGGAACACGCCCTCGGGGGCATCGCCCTCGCGCACTAAGTCGAAGCGGGGCCCGACGTGGCGCGGCTCCGCGCTAATCCGCGCCAAGACCGCCCGATCTGCGTCCGACAGGGTCGTGAAGCCTTCCAGCTTACGTATCAGCGGATTGCCCGTGCCCCCGGGCTCCGGGAGCCGTGGCGGGGTGGCCGGCGCAAATATGGACGCGGCGAGTTCGTTCACGGAGATGACGATGTCCGCGGACAGGGCCGGCTTGCCGAGCCAGGGGGCGCCCTGGAAGTGACTGGCCATTCGCTCCTCTCGCTGCCAGCCCGAGTGGACGAGGAACGGCACATCGAGGCGGCGCAGGGTGCGAGCCAGGTCCGCGCAGAACCCATCCCTCAGGGCCACGTCGATGACGGCCACAGCCGGCTTCTCCTGCACGAGCAGGCGTAGCGCCTCGGCGGCTGTATCTACCGGCCCAAGCACCCGGTAGCCGGCCCACTCCAAGGCGTCGCTCAGGTCCATGCCGATGACGGCATCGCCCTCCGCGAGCAGGACAGCAGGCTGTCGATCCATCCGCGTCATGCGATGCTCCGGCCATTTGAGGTGTCCACCTATTCAGGGGGGCGCAGAGCTCACTGATCCAAGTGATACACATGGATGAAAGGGCCAAGATAGATGCCGCTGATCCTTGGTGATGTATCCGACAATCCGAATTGTTAGATACCTCACCGACTTGTATGTCGCATTGCCGCGGCTAGCAGAACCCGCCTATGATGGTCATCGCCTGCCGGTTGATCCGGGCGCAGGCGCTTAGGAGACAGAGCGTGCTCTCGCCCCAGCAGGGAGCAGAGCTATGTCTCCGCACCAACAACCGAGTGTTCGCAATCTTCTTCTAAAGAAGCTTTCGCCCGACGACTTTGCTTTGTTGCAGCCGCACTTGCAGCCAGTGGTGACTGAATTGCGCCAGCAGTTGATCGCACCCAACACCCCGATCAAGCAGCTGTTCTTTCCCGAGGTCGGCTTCTGCTCGATCACCACGCATGGCTCGGACAAGAGGGTCGAGCTCGGCATCATCGGACGTGAGGGTCTGGTCGGCGCTTTGCCCATCCTGCTCGGCGACGACTGCACACCACACGATCACTTCATTCAGAGCGCGGGCGAGATACTAAGCATCACCACGGAAGCCCTGTGCGTGGCCGTTGATCAGAGCGCGAGCCTACGCAAGCTGCTCCTGCGCTCGATCCAGGTGCAATTCGTCCAGACGGCGCAAACCGCCTTCGCGAATGCGAGCCAGAGCATCGACGTACGCCTCGCCCGCTGGCTGCTGATGTGCCACGACCGACTTGACGGCGATGATCTTCAGATCACCCACGAGTTTCTGTCGATGATGCTCGGCGTGCACCGCTCCAGCACGACCCTGGCCATCCAGGCTCTGGAGGGTAACCGGCTGATCCGAGCCCGGCGCGGGCGCATTACGATCCTGGATCGCGAGACCCTGGAGAAAGTGGCCGACAACGCCTACGGCCTGCCCGAGGCCGAGTTCACCCGCCTGATCGAGGGTGCTTGATGCCGCTATTTTTCATCAATATTCGGCATCGTCCTGGACCCACAGGCCTGGCCGTAGATCCGGAAGGCGCGGTGTACGCCGACCTGAACGCCGCGCGTGTAGATGTTCTGGCGCAAGCGCGGGCGATGATCGCGCGGGAGCGTCACACCTTCATCCAGGATTGGATGGATTGCTCGTTCGAGATCGTGGACGCGGCGGGCCAGCTCGTGCTCACGGTGCCGTTCAGCGATACGGTCGTCGAGCTTGAGGACTGGGACTGAGCGCGATCCGCATCATCCCCGCCAGGATCGCACAGCTCTGTTCCATTAAGCGCGCGGAAGCGGACGCTCCCACCTTCTGCAAAGGGTCGAAAGCAGTCCCGCTCGATAGGGGCGGAGTGGCAAATTTGGACCAACCCGGACCCAACTAACTGGGCCCGGGTAGATGCTGACGCCTGCACTGGTTGCGGTAAAAGCCAAGCAGGATCGGCGAACCTGGCTCTCGGCCTATGTGCCGAAGCTGGTGGAGAGCCAGAGCGGACGATCTAGAAGTTTGGCTCGGCGACCTGCGTTTCGTCTGCCGTGCTCATCTGCCGGTGGGCCTCGGTGATCTTGGCGTTGCGCAACTCATCACGATAGGCGCGCAGAGCCTTGATCGCGTCTTCGTAATATTCCTGACGGTCCTCATCGGTCATGAGAGCGAAGTTGATCGCGTCACCGCCGGCCGTGAAGGCGGTCGCCTCCGTCATGAAGTCATTCGCGGCCTGGTTCAGACGGTGGGTCCAATCGAGGCCATTGACCCGGTGGAAATTGCGCAACCGACGATATGCCGTGTCCGGGTCCGTCCGACGCGCCATAAGTTCGTCCAGCGTTCCCTTGAGGACAGTGAGGGTGTTGGCGGCTTCTGCGATCATAGGGTCTCCTCTGAAAAGGCTATCTACTGGATGCGCAACAGCTCGGGGAATGGCCTCATGGTCACCCCGGGCTGGTAGCAGGTCAGGTTGGTGACGCCGCCCAGGCCCCGTGTGCCAGGCCGCAGTCCCATCGCAGTCCAGACGAAGCTCATGCGGTCGATGCCGGCGTAACCGCCGGTCACGCTGCGGGCGTTGTACTCGATGCAGACCATGGGCCGCCCGTTAGGCGATGCGAGCGGTGCGCTGATGCCGGTGGATCGCAGCGAGTAGGGATCGGCCAGTGTCTGCCGGGCCCAGTCCAGGATCACGGCCTTGTCGCCTGGCGTGAGCGGATCCGCTCTTGCGACGGTGGTGGACAGTACGATGGCGACGATGAGGCTGCGCATCGGAAAGGCGTAGCTCGGATCATTTCGTACCGCAATCTGTAAGGGCCCGTTCACTTTTTCTGGAACAGATCAACCCGGGGTAGCGAAGAAAACTTCAGCGACGCTCGTCGCGGGAGCCGATAAGAACTCGCGCCTTGGACCCGCCCAGGTACTGGAGAGGGATGTTCCTGCATGGCCAACGACACTTCGAGTAATCGCTCGCCTCGGTACGAGGCTCCGTGGTCAAACTCTGCGGACCCGAAGCCCTACTGGTATCACTCGATGCGGTTTCCAGATGGATCTGTGGTGAAGGGCAGCTGGACGATCGACGATTTCAGCAAGTACATTGGTGGCTACGACCTCAAAGGCAAGACTGTACTCGACGTCGGGACGGCCTCGGGCTATCTGGCCTTCAACGCAGAGAAGGCCGGCGCCATCGTGACGGGGTTGGATGCCGCCTCGACCCATGAGTTTCGGCACGTCCCGTTCGCGTCGTCGCTATCGTACCAGGACGTGGTCCACCATCGAGAGGTCTGGGAGGTACAAAACCTACGGCCCATCAAAGCGTCCTGGTGGCACGCCTGGCACAAGTTCGGATCCCGGGCCCAGTGCGTCTACGCGCCGATGCCCGAGCTGTACGAGTGGGAGGCGCAGTCCTTCGACGTGGTCATGGCCGGCGCGATCGTCGAGCACCTCTCGGACCCGGTCTACGCGATCGGTGCCTGGGCGCGCCTGGCGAAGGAAGCGGTGCTGATCCCGTTCACCGACGTGGTGCCGCTCGACGACATGCTGCTCCACCCGATCACCCGCCTCGACCGGCCGGAGATCAACTACGTCTGGTGGCACCTGTCTCGGGGCCTCTACGTGAAGCTCTTCGACAACCTCGGCTTCGACGTGTTCTTCACGACGGCTCACGCCGAGCATCATGACGCCGAAGGCGGATCGGAGATGGCCACGCGCCCCTCGATCATCGCGGTCCGGCGGCCCCACAACTTCGACGCCTCGAAGCTCGTCGATCCCACTCGCCCTGCTCCCGTGCCGACACCCGAGCCCGAGCCCGAGCCGCCGGCTCTCGTGCCCGAGCCGCCTCGCAGCCGGGGTCTTTTGGGTCGGCTAGGTCGGAGGTGAGGTCATGGAACACGATCCGCGCGCCAAATACGAACGCTTCCGGCACATCTTGGCCGAGCCGCTGGACAACCACCCGAGCGGGCAGTTCCCGATCATCGCCGGGGACCGGCACTTCGATCTGAGCCAGTATCAGAGTGAAAGCGCCAATCATAACGTCGAAATGTTCGATAATCTGATTAAATCGCATCCAGACGAGCTATTCCTTGATCTTGGGTGCGGTTTAAGGTCGAAAACCTATGAAAACTGCTTGTATTTGGAGGTTTATCCATCAAATTCGGCTGATTTGATCGTTGAACCAGACTGCTTTTACCCGATCAAGGACCAGTCTTTGATGGGTGTGGGGTGCTTCGCGGTACTGGAGCACGTCCCCAGGCCGTGGGTGGTGGTCCGGGAGATGTACCGGATGCTCAAGCCGGGCGGCTACGTGATGATCGACTGGCCGTTTTTGCAGCCGGTTCACGGCTACCCCTCGCACTATTTCAACGCCACCCGCGAGGGCCTGAAGTCGATCTTCGCGGATCAGGGCTTCCAGGTCCAGCAGGCTTTCACGGGCGCCCACCAGAGCGCTGCCTACACCGTGCGCTGGATCCTCCAGGTGCTGCTGGTCCGGCTGCCGGAGGCGGAACGGCGTCGGGTCGGCAAGATGCGGGTGCGCGATCTGATCTCGCTGGATCCGCACGGGGAGGAGTGGACGCATCTGCTGGCCGCCCTCCCCGAGGTGGCGCAGTCGGAGCTGGCTTGCGGCAACATGCTGGTGGCGCAGAAGGACGGGGAGCCGATCGAGGCAGGTTCCCCTCCCCCAATGCTGATGGCGGACCTGGAGGGGATGCCTGGCCGCGCTGGGCGCACACTGCTCGACCGGCTGCTGGGTCGGCCGTAGGGTGCTGAGCCTGGTGCTGAACCAAGGCCCGCCCCCGGGTGTAGCAGCCGGTGGGCGGGCCTTGACGCTTCAAGTATTCGAGTGCTAGCAGTCAAATATTGAAAATTTCCGGAAAAGCACATCGACCATAGTGATACACCGAGGCCAAGATATTCCACAGAAAAAGGGGGACGGCTCTACTTAGAACTTGACAGTGATAACTATGTCACTATTGCAATTAGCCTATATATTCCTACACTTTCCTCTTGCGTGGAATATTTTCCATGGTAGAGTGGATACATGGATAGAGGGACTTAGCTCTACTCCAGCCCCGCCCCCGCCATATCGGATATGGCCCGGGCCAGCCCTCAGAGGATACCATGCGAGACTTCTTCGCCTCGGACGTGCTCGACCAGCTTGATCTTGATCGCTGCGCCGCCGTCCTGCTCTACCTCCACCAGCGCCGTCGCCGCGTCCTGATCGCCAAGGCCTACGCCTAGGCTGTCACCCGGTGTGGCCCACGGGCCACACCCCACGGTGTTGCGCACCAGACACACCACAGGTGTGTCTCGTGGGTCACACCGGCCCACCCCCCGCCATATCCAATATGGCCAGCCTAACAGGATCTCAGACCATGGCCCTCAACAACGCCACCGTCGCCGATGTCGCGTTCGCCGCCCTCGTGGGCGCTGAGAGCATGAAGCTCCACGCCTACAGCGGTTTCACGCTCCTGTTCATGATGAACTCGGGCACGGATACCAAGGTCATCCGCAAACACCTGGCCGTGCGCGCTGCGCAGACTGGCGTGATCGCCGAAAACACCTGGCAGAGCTACGTTAAGGGCGTGGAGACGGCGGCCGGGATGTTCCACACCCACGCTGCGGACGAAGTCGCCGCCATATTGGATATGGCCACGGAAGAGGCGGTCGACCGGGTCCGGGAGATGTTCGAAGAACTGAACATCACTTCCGGTTCGGATATCCGGGCTTGGGCCACGGCGGGCGCCTTCGAGCCGCTCGACAAGGCGGCTGCCAAGGCTGCCAAGGCTGAGGCTGCCAAGGCCAAGGCCATGGCGAAGAACAGCGGCGCCGCCGCTCTCTTCTTCGCGGCCAACGCCACGGACAGCGCCGCCATATCGGATATGGCCCCGGTGACGGCCGATCCCACGGCCGACGTGCTGACCGCTCTGGCCGGTGTCCACACCGGCGCGGATCTCATGATGATCCTGGACGCGGTCAACCGGAAGCTCGCCGATCTGGCCCGCCTTGAGGCGCTGGCCGCTGAGACGGCGCCGACGCTGGCCCCGGTCCTGGCCGACGACGTGGTCGTCGATGCCCGGTCGGCCCTGGCCCGGCACTTCAACAAGGCGGCCTAAGCCCCACACCGGGCCCCCTACGGGGGGCCCACCCCACCCTCGCGCCCATTCGCCCGCGCACTGGCACGCAGCCGGTGTGCGGCCGCATGCGCGTCTCGCGCGTGGTGTCCCACCAACGCACGCACGCCGGCCATATTCGATATGGCTTCCACATGGAAATCACGGGGTAAACACATGGCACACGCTAACCCAGAGTTCGCGCTCGGGCTCATGCGGACCGAGCGCTCGCCCGTCCGCTACCAGCTCGCGCCGCCCGCAGGCCTCAACGCGCTGCGCGCACGCATGCTCGACATCGGCCGCCGGCTCGAATGCGAGGCCACGGTCTCGCGCGCCGAGCACGAGGCATATCGGCTATGGCGCCGGGTCGCCCACCAACAGCGCGCCCAGGACTGCCGCGCACGCCAGCTCGCCGACGCGCTCGCTGAGCCGGTGGGCGGCATGCACGCCGAGACCAAGTCGGGCGAACGCTTCGTCGAGCCCAAGCGCCGCTGGCCGCAGGACGTGCAGCGCGGCCGCGAGAAGGTTCGGCGCGGGACGCTCCCGCGATGAACTGGCGCGCCCACTTCGCCACCGGCCCACCAGCCGCGGGCTCAAACCATCGAACGCAGCCGGTGCGGACCGCACCATATCGGATATGGAGTATGGACAATGGATACGGGTTTATTCCTAATCGGCACGGTGATCCTGACCGCTTGGATCTGCCTCAACGAGGCGATTTTACCGGGCATTCCGGGCCTCGGTTGAACGTTTCCGACCGTCTAGTGGGACAATGTCGGAGCGGGTCCGCATCGACGCCATCAATTGGTGCGCTGCAGCGAAAATCGCACGCTCGGCCGCACGTTGTCCCACTAGGTGGGAAATCGAACGCCTGATTTCCCTCTAAGTTATTCTATTTACTCTCTTTTTCCCTTTAGGGTTTATAGTGGGGAAAAAGTGTTCAGTAAGACACCATGGAAGTCGTTAATCAGCTAGGATTAATGAGTTATTTAAGGGAGTGAGTGGGCGTTTGTACCCACTAGATTTTTTCAGGTGCCATGGTACGAAACGGACATGACGCGAGCACCCTTCAAATCCCTCACCGATCTCCCAACCAAGCTGCGGAATAAAATCCGATGCGACGGGGACGAAACACTCGACTGCTGGATCTGGACTGCCACCTTCATCCCCGCCCGCAAGCGGGTCAAGGACGGCCGCGGATCGCTTTCAAACGAACGCGGGACGCCAATGGTCCACGCGCCCGAGCTGGGCTACCCGACGAACGCCTGCCGCGTCGTCTACGCCCGAGCCTGCGACGCGCCCCTCACGGCCGTGCCGCGCCTGGGCCGCTGCATCGACGACCGCTGCGTGAGCCCGCACCACGTCCGTGACCTGGGCCCGGTGATCAAAGGCACGCCCCACGCCGCCGCTCTACGCGCGATGGAGGCGATGATCCCGAAAGAGCCCGAAGCGCCACACCCACGCCCGCAGCTGGTGGGCGACCCGAACGTCGAGCAACCAGGTGAGACCCTTCGCCGTTTAAGGCCGGACACCTGGATGGAGATCATTCACGCCGAGGAGGAATGCCACCTCCCGCCCGGCTCCATCTCGCCCGAGGTCTGGGCCGATTACGTGATCTGGGACGAGACCGCACCACCCAAGAAAGAAGATTGACTGCCGCCCGAGTTCTACGGTACGAAAATGACCAAGAACTCCATTCTACGCAGTGCGGCGCCCGGTACGCAGATTGTACGTTCCGTGCGCAATTCGCTCACAGCGCGTAATTTTCCTATGGCGAAATGATCCAGATCTGGATATGTCCCACTAGATACGGGAGGAATAATGCATGGGTGAGAGCGTCCCAGGTCGTCTCGCGCGGCTGCATCAAGCCATCGTTGAGGCCGCGCCCGGCATTACGACCGTCGAGTTGCGCGCATATTTCTACATCGCTGACAATGAGGGCGTGAACCAGCGCCAAGTCTGCCAGCACCTCGAAATCCCGCAGGCGACCGCGAGCCGCGCGATTTCTAACATCAACTGCGACGGCCATCACCTAGTCGAATGCGAGGAGCAGGGCCGCCAGCACGCGATCCGCCTCTCGCCCAAAGGCCGCCAGCTCCTGGCCACCCTCGCCGTCCTATTGGGCTGCTACTGCGTTGCGCCCGCATCGGACGCGATCCTGAGCCAGTGGGAGGCCGAGATGAGCCAGAAGAGCTTCGACCACGCCTACGACGCCTGCACGGACCCGACCGTGTTCAGCTGCGATGTGACCTGATCCCCAGGATCCGCATCTACCCCGGGGTGAACGTCACGCCCCGGCGCATTAGAACAGACTGAGAACATCCAGGGCGCCGTAGCCTGAGATGTCAGCCTAGAACAGCGGCACGAAGGCATATCCGATATGGCCACCGCCCTCGAACCAACGCTCACCAGCGTCCTGATCGCCACCGCCGACCAGCTCGCTAACCCAGCCGCCTGGTCCCGCCGGGCCGGCGCCCGCGACGCGCTCGGTAACCGGGTCGACCCCTGCTCACCGGCCGCCGTCTCGTGGTGCCTATGGGGTGCGCTGGAAAGCCAGCTCGGCCGCATCGCCTACGAGCCCGACCGCTACGCGCTCACCCTGGCCATTGAGGGCCATCTGCTCGCCATCGCCCGGTACACCCTGGACCTGCCCGAGCTGGACAGTTTGAGCCAGTTCTCGGACGATCGCTCGACCACACATCAGGACATCCTGGAGCTGCTCGACGAGGCTGCCAACAGCCTCATGCGTCGTCAGCCCGCCAGTGCGATGCGCTCAACGCGATCGATGAACGAAGCCCGCGCCTGATGCAGCATCGGCCACGCAGCGTTGACGCGCTTCTCCAGGCCCGCCACGTCCTTCACGTCGACGCGGCCCTTGTCGACCTGCGAGATCAGGCCTTCGGTCTCCAGCGTCTGCAGGCTCTCCGTCACGGACGGCCGCCTGATCCCCAGGCGTTCACCAATTCGGATGTGCGTGACCGGGATCACCGTCTCGCCCAGGAGCCGCACCAGCTGCAGCAGATAGGCCGACACGCGATCGAGGACCTTGAGCTGCACCTCACCGGCTGCGAGCTGCGCGCTCTCGTCCAGGGCCAGCGCAGCGTAATCCAGCACCAACCGCAGAGCATCCGGTTGCTCGCGAACTAGACGCCGGGCGGCTTCCACCTGACACCGCACAGCCTGGCCACCGTAATCGACCACTGACCGCCGACTACTTAAACCATCCGATAGCAAAGCTTGGAAGCTTACGAGATCTCCCACGCCGTGTATCGCGACTTGGACCTCGTTGTGACGCAGGTTCGACCCCAATGTCGAGGCTACATCCGAAACAACGCAGTTTATGGGGAAATGTAACATGGAAGGACGTGTGCCGCCGTGTGCAACAACTGTCCCAGGTTTAAGTGTTACGCGTTCGCATACGTCTTCCCAGCCGCTGGACACAGAAAGCAGCGCGCGTAGTAGTGAATTTGTTCTGCCTTCAAAATACAATTCACCTGAGCCGGACGTAGTTTGTCTGGGCGGATACATCAGTTTCGATCCGTCATCATGCCCACGCTCCGCCTAGGCAGCAGCGCCGGCCTTGAAACCTATCTCGTACTCTGCTGCTCGGACCGAGCCACATCGAACGCTCGTGCGTCCGGAAGGGTATGCACCCTCGGACGGTTAAGATCGCATGATTTTGGCGGTCATGGCGACCACCTACGAACGCAAGAACACATCTCATTCATCCTCGGCACCATCCCTGATGCCTAAATTGTGTGCAACCACCACGGTACGTTCATGACCGTGACCGGAGCACCGAAGAACTTGCGAGAGATCCATGATCATGTGCAACGCAATGTCAACATCTCAGATGAGCGAGGAGACGCCGCAACAGACCGCAGATCGGCTCTTACGCATGCACCAGGCTAAGCGTGAGGCCCGCCGGACCAAACCAGTTTACGCGATCCGGCATTCGAACGCCTAAACCACATAGTCAGTTTCGTACAGTGGAGGGACAGTCATGATCCGTACGGTAGCCAACACGCCGCTGGCCTCGATAAGTATGCCAAGCAAACAGCAGATCTTTGACGCGGTGGTTTATCATGCAGCACGCATGCCCAAAAAATCAATGCGTCATGTCGGCGATGATCCGATGGTGAAATGCTGCGCCTACCGTGGAGAGGACAATAACGCCTGCTACATCGGCGGGCTACTCACCGACGCAGAGGCCGCACCTCTGGACACGCGCCTCAACTCCAACTTCTCCTCGATCCGTGAAGAGGCACCGGATCTCATCCCGCTACGCTTCCGATCTTGGGAGCTGCGACACTTCATGACCGGGATCCAGAGCATCCACGACAGCGAGGACCAGGAGGATTGGCCCGCCGAGCTTCGCGATTTTGCGCACCGCAACAACTTGTCGCCCCTCGCGATCGACGAGCACTTTCCCGTGACCACGACCGCGACCGCAGAGGCTGCCTGATCATGTGTCTCGTCATCACCGCCACCCCCGCTCACTTTGGCGCGAGCAACGGCTTCTCCGTCATGGAGATGAACCTGTTCGACCCGAACCGGATCGTCGTCTCCCACCAATCCAGCGTCGTCCCCACGGTCCGGGACGCGCATGATCTCTTCCAGTGCGCGGTCGACGCGCTCGATCCCACGCAGTCCTACTGCGTGAGCGCCCACTGGCACGGCCGCATTAAGCCGCCACGCGGGTTCAAGGCCGACTACGATCGCGGTGAGTTCATCCGCAAGCTTAATCGCGCCGCAGACGCGGTAGCTCAAGCCGCCTGACAGTTCAGCCTAGGCATAGACACTAGAGCTATGCCTAGGCTCGATTGTCCGTAACGTACAATCGGCCCGCCATATCCGATATGGCTCACCAACTACTGGAGGACATCATGGCCACGTTCCAATTCATCCAGCAGCCACGGCAGCGTAACTCGAACGAGCCGCTGACCTACCGCATCACCGAGCAGGACGGCCGCGACGCCGGCACGCTCAAGAAGCAGAAGAACAAGTGGCGCATGCACTGGCGCGGGATCGCTGCCGAGTTCGACACCCGCCACCAGCTGCAGCGCCACTTCAGCCTGCTCGGCCACCGCACAGAGGGGCTGACGTGAGCCGCGTTCACAACCTGCCGCTCGTCCACGCCCTCGTGGGCGTGGCCTGGGCCAACGACGAGGCCCAACAGCAGACCACGAACCAGCGCGTGCTGGCGCGGCTGCAGGCGGCCTCGAACGAGGCGCACGAATGCGCGCTCGCCGTCGAGCGCGACAACCCCTCACGCCGCGGCAACAGGAGCTGGTCGCTGAATGGGCGTCCTAGCTTGCACACCCAAACCAGTTTCGATGACAAACAGAAAGGTTGTGGAAAACTCGTGATCCGGTATAATGCAATCGGCCGCCGGAGAGCTTCATCTCCCCGACGGCCAGCACGTCGCCAACGTGTTGAGCTGACGTAGGGCCGCAACCGCAAGCCCCAGTTCAGCGGCTATTTAATGCTGCTTACCAGCAGCACCGCCAGTGCCCGCACACGTGCTCTTCACGGCCGAACCGGAAGCGCGTGTAAGCACCGACCCAGTGACACGCTTTCGCGCTCATGGGAGGTCTCCGCACAGAGACATCCTTGCGAACGTGAGCGAAGTGCGCTAACTCCGCACCACGCGGAGCGCACACTTCGCCTTCCCCACCCCGAGGATGCAGACCAACGGGTGGGTCCCAACTTCGACCCGGTACGGCCCCTGCCAGGGCCTGCCGGGTCGAAACGCGTTGGGCGTCCGCACGGACTAGATCTCACATTTCAGGCAAGTCCACAAGCGCCACGCCACAGCCATCTCGCTTTGTGTGGCGTGGCGTGGTAATTTTGTTCGCACTTGTTCTGGGAGACGGATATGGGGTCCGAGCTTCTCGCGGCGATCGACGCCGAGATCGATGCCATCGAGATAGAGTTGGCAGGTGACGTCCGCGTCGCGCGGCTGAAGGCGCTTCGCGAGCTCCGCAAGTTGTACGTTTCGAGCGATCGCGGGCGCCAGGTCGATCCCCAGTCATCTGCAGCTGGTTCATCCGATATAGAAGGATCGGCCTCTAATAGCTCGGCACAGTCGCGAACCATAAATCGTAGGATTGCGCCACACCGCAGCCAAGCAGTGGATGCAATCGCGCTGCATTTGAAAAATCGAACGGGTCCTGTTCCTACAAAAGATTTGCTAGAACACATCGCATCACTTGGTATCGATGTCGGTGGATCTAATCCGCTCAATAATCTTAGCGCAATACTATCCAACTCCGGCCGTTTTGACAGTCAAGGACGTAGCGGTTGGACTTTACGGAAATTGCGAACTGATGCGGAAATTAAAATAGAGGCAATGCATCAGGCGGCGTTGGATACAATCGGGATGATGGATGACGAAGAGATCGCCGAAAACCTTCATTATCTAGATCATAACAGGTCTATGAAATCTCATTTAACGTCCAAACTAAAGGTCGCCTATAAAGAAATTTTGGAGGAAGACTACATCAATGATGGCTCGAATACATTCAAGGATATTGTGGAAACTCTTTTGCGTAACGAATACAAAAGCAGATTTGTTTACAACGCAGATCGTTAAAGAATAGCATCGGTGATACTTGGTGTTTTGCCAAATTCATCCGACTATGCTATATAAATTGCCTAATCTCGACGTTCCCGGATCGCTCAGGACAATCTATCAAATTCATAAGTTTTGCAAGTTCCGTGCTGACAGCCAGGAGCTGCTCCGGGTTCGCACCTACGCCAAGCGGCAGAACCGCCAGATGGACGATGTCGCCCACGATGGCCGCAACGCCTGGCCGCCCGAGGGCGACGACTGGAAGGACCTGGCCGCCAGGCTGGGCATATTCGATATGGAGGGCTACAGCCGATTAAGTCGATCGAATGGTGAGGGACCGAGATGGCTGAGCCGCTTGAGGAAATCGCATGGGCGATAACGGATGGTTACGACATCAAACTTGAAACAATCAATGCCAAGAAAATCGAGGCGCAAAGATCCTGGGCAAGAGAATTCGCCAACATACGCCCGGGGAATGATGCAATTATAACAAACGTTCTTGACGGCATTTGGAAGGAGCACGGAGAGGCGCTTGGTCTGAAAGTCATCTCCGTAGCAGTTACGGAGCGTTAAAGGGAGGTCTGACCCATGTGGCCGTTCAACCGGCGCCGCCCGGCGCCAACCATATCCAATATGGTTCCACCACCAACCAGGATCCCGGGGGTGGCGCTCCAGCCACCCGCGGGGTTCCGGTTCGCCGGCGAGCCGCCCAGGGTTGGCGACATCGTCCACCTGGACAACAAACGACCCTACTTCGGTGCGGTCGCAGGCGAGCCGATCGTCTTCTATAAAGGCATCTGTCACCGAGTGGTGCTCGGCCGCGGTGAAGTGATCGGACGCATGAATGCCGACGACCCGCGCGCTAATGCTCAGCTATTGCCCCGCGACACGCCAGGCATCTTTTTCCAAAATGAGCGTGGCGCGTTGGAATGGCGAAGTCAGGGATGGTTTCGCGACAAGGAAGGTCGGCTAATCTTCACCCGCTGA